ATCGATGCTATTGACGAACAGTTTGACGAAGATGATGTGGAGGATTTGTCGGCTGTGCCCGATACCAATTTTCAACCTGAGTCAGTGGACTGATTATTGGGTTTATCTGTTTGATGTCAGGGCTGTATCCTGGGATAAACGTGGCAGAAAAATTTTTGAGCCTGTTGAACAGAAGTATCTCAGGATCATCAAATTGATGGATACGCACGCCGCGCACGATCCGCGCATGAAAAAGGTGCGCAAGGCTGTGATGGGCACGCAGGTTGTGCAACGCGCTGATTTTACCTACTGGCGCGAAAAAGCGCGTGCTCAGGCTAAAATTTCTCCTGTAGACTGGGCGGAACTGTCGCTGAATGAACGAGGGAAGTTAACGGCATTTGTCCGTATTGAAAACATGGTCGAAGGGTTGCGAAGGTATCACGATGAGTTAACCCGGAGGTCATAGTGCCTGTTATACGGTATTATGCCAGCAAACATAAACGAGAGTTCATAAAAGGGTATCTTGCCTTTTTGCAGGAATGGGGCGAGGATTTTGCGTTTCAACTGGAAAAAATAATTGAAGAGGTTATTGCTCAAACATTTCGTTTTGCAACCTCATTCGGTTCTACAGGAGCCTCCAATCTCGCCAGTCCAGGTGGATTACAGGATGCGCGAGTTAAAACAAATAAAATTGTGACTACCAATCGACGAGGATTGTTGATTGAACTTCATGCTTTAGTAATTGATCCCAGTGGTTCCCCACATTTGATATGGCATGTGCTCAGTCAGGGGCGTAAACCATATATTTTTCCGCATGGCAAAGTTTCGCCACCAATCCGTAAACGTAAGGGAAAACGCACTGCCCCAGGACAATTGAAGGTCAGCGCTTTTCCGGGATTTGTGGGTGATGAAACTTATGTAATTCATGGCGGCACACTGGTGGCAGGAATTCCTGCACGTAACTGGTATGCAGCGGCGGTTAAGGAATTTCGCGGCAGAGTTAAGGCTCTGCCAAATACAAGCCATATGGAAATCCGGCGCAGTGTGATTAAGGATGTGAGGGCTTAATCATGCCAAGAACAGCCGGTTTAACTCTCCAACTAAACAATTATAAAGCCTTCGGCGGGCAGTTAAAAACTCTGGATCGTGCTCTGGGTGATATTGACAAAAGAGTAGATAAAGCCGGTGACGCTTTTGATAAATTAGAGCGTGATCTTGATGGTACCAACCGTAGCATGGTTCAGGTAGAACAACGCAGCAGCCGTCTCAAAGGTGCTCTGCGAGGTTTGTCCAGCGGCGCACTGGCGATGGGTGCTGCTATTTCAGGACCGCTTGCTCTTCTACGAGGCGCGGCCTTATCCGCTGCTGTTGAATTTGAAGATGCTTTTGCTGGTGTGGTGAAAACGCTTGATACTACCGGACTCACCGCCGTACAGACCAGCGAATTTCTGGCCGAGTTGTCACAGGATTTGCGCGATCTGGCAACATCAGCGGACAGTCCTGTTTCCAGCCTGGAGAATGCTCATATTGAATTATCCAGAATAGCGGAACTCGGCGGACAGCTTGGCATTGCCCGTGACGACTTGTTAGGATTCACTGAAACTATCGGTATGCTGACTATGGCTACTGATCTTTCTGCTGATTCAGCAGCTATGATGACGGCACAATTTGCCAATATTTTACAAACAAGTGAATTTGGTAGAATTGGTGATGTGATCGTCGAACTCGGCAATAACATGGCGACCACTGAAAGCCAGATTTTGGAATTTGGGCAGAGGCTGGCAGGCGCTGGCGGAACTGCTGGCATGACCGAAGCACAGATACTGGCGTTGGGCGCAGCTATGGCAAGTGTTGGTATCAATGCAGAAGCTGGCGGTAGCGCAATGACCAGGGTTATCAATGAGATGACTACGGCTGTCGCAACAGGCAATGACCATCTGGCCGTATTCGCTGAACTGGCCGGACAGACTACTGAAGAATTTGCCGAGACATTTCGTAATGAACCAATCGTGGCAATTCAGGAATTTATTGATGCGCTTGGGCAGTTGGGCAACGAAGAGCAAGTGTTGGCACTGGACAGCTTAAGTCTGGATGGACTTCGTGTGGCCGATACATTACGTCGTATGGCAGGTGCTGAAGGATTGTTGACTGACGCAGTAGATATGGCAAATCTGGCGTGGGAAGAACAAACTGCGCTGATGACAGAGGCTGAAAAACGCGCTGAAACTACTAAATCTCAAATGAATTTTCTGAAAAATAATTTGAATGATGTTGCCATCACTATCGGCAATGAATTGTTGCCGGGTTTGAATAATACAATCTCGCGGCTTGTGCCTTTTTTGCAAACTCTGGCTGACACCAATCCAGAACTCATTCGTATGGCTATTAAAATCGGCAGCGTGTTAACGGTATTGCCGCCACTGGTTTTTGGATTATCTCAGGTTGGCTTAGCCCTGGGATCTATCGTAGCGATTGTCCCTTTACTTGGCGGAATTGGAGTAATATTCGCTGGACTTGCGCTGGTTGTTTCCCAGTTTGGAGATCAAATCGCCGATGCTTTCGCTGAGGTGCGCGGGTTTGTTGAATTTGCAGGAACTGCTATGGGGTTTCTGCCGTCGCAAACAACTGTTGGTACTGCTGATCTGCAACGGCAAAATGAGTTGCTTGAGCGCCGGACCGGGATTATGAATCGCCTGTACCTGATGGAAATGGAACAGGCTGAAAACATGTTGCGCATCGATGAACATCGTATTGAAGCCGGTGATACTCTATGGGATTTGGCACAAGAATACAATACTACCGTTGAAGAACTGCGGCGGCTTAATCCTGATCTTGATCCAAATCTGCCAATTGGCACAATGTTGACCATCGATAGCCAGGTTGACATTGATACTGAAGCATCACAGCGACAGATTGATGAATTAAATGCAGAACTGGAAGAACTGGATCAGACGCTTGAAGAAATGGGACCACCCCCGCATCTGGTAGATTTTGTGGATCGGTTTGCTGAAACCGGATTGTTTTCGGTTCTGTTTGGTGATGATGTCGGAGCGATTGATCGCGCCCGCGAAACATTTACTTTGATGAGTGATAAAGCAGCCGAATTCAGCGTCCATATCGAAGATATTCGTGTCGGGTTTTCCAACATTTTCGCTGATGATTTTGAGGCCAGCGGTGAATCGGTACAGCGAGGGCTTGATCTCATCAAAAATGGACTTGCATCTTTTATTGAAGGTGATTACGCAAAATCTGTTAGCGAACTCGGCGGAGCAATTGACCAGTTTAAATTGGCCCTGACTCAATTGTTTTCGGAGGATGTTGAAGGCAGTCTGAACAGGATTCGTACTGGACTGGATGGACTTATTGAAACCGCCGCCGATTTAATGAACATCTGGGGCGGACGTAATATGGGTGATGTTTGGGCTATTGGTGATGATCTGACTACTGTTCCACAACGCGGTGCTGAACAATTGGGCGGCGGCGGGTTTGTTGATATGATTGGCAATCAGTTAAGGGCTGTGGCTGAGTTTGATTTTAGCGAACTGGAACAGGCTATTGCTGACAACCTTGCCAGTATAATCCGTGGTGCTGTTTCACTGGCAGGAATTGTGTTGGGTGGCCCAGTGGGAATGGGACTTGGTTTTGTTAACATTGTTTTGATGGCAATCGAAAATGATTTTCTTGGTATTGGAACTGCTCTTGAAAAAACAGGTATACTGCAAACAATACGGGATGCGGTCACTGTTGTTTCTGATGCTATCGAAGGGATTTTCATGACAGAAACCGGCGAGTTTGATTCTGAGGCCGGTCAACAATGGGTTGATTTACTTGATAATATCAGAATAGTTTTTTCATCGATTGGTAGTGCATTAGCCAGTCTGTTTGGGCCAGCAGTGTCCTCAATATTGGAGGGCATTGTCACCGATATTATCCCAGGCATTCTTGATATAGCTAACGGCATTTCGGAATTTTTTGCGATTCTGGCTGGTAAGGAAGGTGAAGGAACAGCTCAGGACGCAGAAGATGCGGAAAGTGCAATTGCAACTTTAGGTCGTGTTCTTGGTGTAATTGCGGACCTTGGTGTAAGCATTGTTGGCGGAGCATTAAGTGGGATTGGTGATGCCCTGCCAATCATAGCAGATTCCATTGTTATGTTCATTCAGGCTATTGGTGAACTTGGCGAAGGAGACGTTGATTCTTTTATAAGGCTTGTACATGAGGGATTTGGCAATCTGGCCGGAGCATTGCTTGCTATTCCTGCTGGTATAGCAGATTCACTAATTGAAATGCTCGAAGGGCTTTTTGGTATTGAAATGTTAGATGTATCTCAGGTGGTTGACCTGATTGAAACTGGGTGGAATATTATTTCGATTGTGATTGATCGTATCGTCAGAGAATTGAGCAGCAAAATCGTAGATTTCCAGGTCATGATTGTCACACAGATCGCAGAACTTGAAGAGCTTCTTGGCGGAGTGTCTGATCCAACCAGAGGGCAATTGGAAACTCTTATTACTCAACAACAGGCCACGGCTCAGGCCGATGCTTTTACAGATGCGTTACAACAACAAATTAATGCCAATATGCTTGATTTTGATATGCACATACCAGTGGAAAGTTTTACTCCTGGCATGGAAGGGGTTGATGCTGGCGGCGCAATGATGCAATTTTTGCGTACACCTCATGTAATCGATGCAATGGGGACTGAGGCTCGACTGGCAATTGAGGATGCACTGGCGTTGATGGCTTCGGAAGGGATAACTCCGCCAGAAGAGTTGCTTGCAGCGGCCAGCGAAATTGGAGCAATGATACCGGACAGTATAGTGAGTAGTATGGCTGAAAGACAGGAAGAGCTTAATGCCGCCGCTGAAGCATCGATAGCTGAAGTAACTGAAACTATTTCTAGTTTTCTCGACACAATAAGTGAAGGAGAAGAAACAACTTTTGGTTCCAAAATTCCCGATGGTCTTATTCTGGGAATTGAAGAAGGCCAAGAGGATTTGAACCAGGCTTTTATTGACGCTGCCAATGAAGGACTTAATTCAATGCGAGATGCTTTTGCAACACATAGTCCTTCTCAGGTTACAGCCTCAATAGGTATTGATGTGCTGGCCGGACTTGGAGCTGGAATGATGCAGGGCATCCATTATCTGGATAGTCCTCTGGCTGCTGCTGTCTCCCGATTTGTGCTGATTACCAATGCCGGGAAACGGATGGAAAATCAGCTTACTCAATCGTGGGCGCATATCACTGCCGCAATTGTTCGCGCTACCGATGCGATGCGTGAATTCCTGTCATTATCCGGCGGCGGTGCCAATGTCCCAGGCGGTGGTCGGCAGTTTGGCGGATCAGTGGAGGGACGGCAGCATGGCGGCGGTGTATATCGTTTTGGTGAAGGCGGCAACCATGAGATTTTTAGCACCAGGAGTGGACGCAATTACCTTCTTCCGGGAGAGGGAGGCCATGTATATCCAGGCCGGGTTTCCGAGGTCCAGGCTGTAGGCGGCGGCGCTCCCATGATTTCATACAATGTTGATTCGATCAGCATTCACCCTAACGCCGGTGATACCGTAACTCCTGAATTGATTGCTGAGGGATTACAATTGCACGCTGAAATGTATCCGCCGCAACGCAGAATGAGGAGCAGACTCTGATGCCAAGAACTATTATGCAGATGCCAACCATTGCTCAGATTGGGGATTTGCCGTTACATATGCACCTATCTGAATGGCATGGACGCGAACTGTCGGCGCAGGGTAAATCATATGAATTGACCACTTCTTATCGCGCTGCCATAGCGCATAATCCTTATATCCCGGAAATGCAGGATGTGTCGTTGAAGGTCGTTATTTATGCTGTGCATGGATTGAGCGTATCACATTTGCGCAATCTGCTCGAACGTTTGCTTGGCAGGCATCTTGATATTTTTGCTTACGAGATGATTGGATGCCAGGACGATTTTGGATATTGTTGTTGCCAGTACGGATACGCTGACCTGCTCTGGTTAAAAACGGTTGGCCGGTTGACTGATGTCAGATTAAATTCATCTGATTTCAGATTTTTAACCGGAAGAATCGATCTCGAATTACACAGCTACTGGACACCGGTTTCAACTGCCATCTGGAAGATCGGCAGCAAAGACTATGCCACACCAGCGTTTACTGATGATGAAACTATAGCCGCACCTTATGAGGATCACATTACCCCCTACCCCGGACCTGAAAAATGGTTGCGGACCAAAACTTTACAATCGTGGTATTCGCTCAGACCGGTCGATAGATCGTTTGTTTATGACCCTGACTACGGAGTGGCGCTATGCAACAAACATGATCCAAATCTACCGCGCTGTCGTTATGCCAGCACATGGGCAGTTTGTCCAGGTGGGAATCCGCCGTCTTACGCGGTTTTTGCTACTCAACCGCGCTGGTCTGCGCCGCCGTCGTCACTTTATATGTTTAAGGGATTTGAGAATGGAGATACCGATCTTCTGACGATCGAGGTCCGCCGTGAAGATGAAATCTGGGATATTGCTCAAACTACCACAACCATCGATGTCGGGGAAATAGATGATTTGATGACGACTGCCGGTTACACGCTCGCTACCACTGATGTGATTGTGGTTGGAGATGTATTGCAACAACCGGGTTTTGTATTACGCGCCGGAGAGAAACTGGTGTTTATCGGATCAGCCGTAACACGAGATGGTGGAATGTGGCCGGGCCAATTGGCACCGGGTTACAACCGGATTGTGATTGATTCGAGCGACGGTTATCACGCACAGCATCATGTGTTCAGGAGTCTGTAATGTATCTAATGCGTTTGAATGGCCGGGATTTGCCCGTTTCAAAACTGTCGTTAAAGATTCAGCAGTCTAAAATACCGACCTTTGAAGCGATTGTCCCTCTTAAACTGGTTGGAGCAACACCTGAAGAACTGTTGTTTGCCGACACTGCGATATATGAAGATGGGCAACTTGTGATTGCCGGAATAGTGTCTGGCATTCCGATACCGGTTCTTTATGATGGCAATGTCGGATTTTTGCGTATTATGGCCGACGATAGCCTGGGATTGCTTTATCTCGAAGAAGCTGTAGACCTCCATTTCCAGAATACCAATATCAGCGCTGCTCTAACGCTGTTGCTCGCCACCACAACTTTATCGACGTGGGCTGTTGGAGATACGAGCACTCTGGTCAATGATCCTATTACAGTTGACGTTCGTAATAAAGAAACATTGTGGGCGCAAATTCAGGGATGTGTTGCAGCGCTTGAGAACCCGACATACGTTCGGTATGGTGGGATCGTTGCCGGAATTCACCAGCTTGATCTCGGCAGTTTTGGCGAAAACAACCCGGATTTAAGGGCAGTTCAGGGTGATAACTTGATTGATATGCCAAAATTTAAACGCGCAAATACAGACCCGATAAAAACCATGCGCCCGATTTCAGGCAAGGTTGGTGGAGCAGTAGTTGATTTGTCGCGGGCTTTAAACATTCAGCCTGGTCTGGCGGCTGATCCAGATTATCCGCTTAATGCAGGTTCGCAAACTATTACAAACAATACCATCACAGTTGGTGTGCGAGTGCGAAAAACATTTACTACTGTGAAAACCAGCAATGCCAGCGCCCCGACTGATGCGGAACGCGACGAGGCTGCGCTCTGTCTGTACTATACGGCAGTGCGCGAGATCAAAAGACGCAATCCCAAAACACAGTGTTCTTTTGATGTTTTTTTGCCGCAACTGCCGCCCGTAAATGATAAAATCTGGGTCGATTTTACGGTGTATGAACGTATGTACGACGAGTATCAGGAAATATGGGAATACATACAAACATCTGAATTGCGTGGATGGTTTCGGATAACGTCTGTTTCTGCTAAAATTACAAGTAATGTCTCATCGTCGGATATGATCGAAGAACAAAAAACGGATGGACAGATATACGCAATAACCGTCACAGATGGTGACGATGCTGACATTTATGATGCCAATGATGTGTTGTTTTCTAAGCTAGATGAAAACGAACTTGAAGATGCTGCGGACGGGATCACCGGCGTAATCTGGGCCACATCGGTTGATGTTACATGGTTTGGTGTTGGCGGGAACTGTGATCGTGGTGGTGGTGCCGGGCCAAACAGCGGCAGGATATTCAGTTTTCCAATGCCAACCATTCCGGCTGGCGCAACGATTGTAGATGCGATGATCACTAACAGGTCTGACTCAACGACACAATGGATTGTATTAACCAATGCAGCATTACCGGCCACCAATTATAGCATCTGCTCAAGCGGTTCAGGACCTGCGAATTGGGGAGTTGGTGACAACATTACTTATCGAGCAACTTATGTGTTTAGGTAGGAGTTAATCATGGTGCTTGGCGATTGTGTGGCATGGAACAGTCTTTTTCCTCTGGGAGATGGTTGTGATGTACTTGATAAAATAAAACGGGCAATGTTGTTGCTTGATACATCTATCTGTGGCGGCTGCGTTGCAGAACTGGATGCCGCTGTTCTTCCGGCTGCGTTTTTGGCGACCGGTTGGGGTGGTGATGCCCCGGAGCTGTGCAACGTCTTGTGGGTGTTTCGTAGCGACGGCAATATTTATATCAGTTGGGATTACGGAATAACATGGCAACTGATTTTTGGCGGCACAGGTGCGTCGGTGAGCAGTGTTATTTTGACTGACATAACCAACAATTCCGGTGCCAATTTGATACAGGGTGATGTTGTTGTCTGGGATTACACTCTGGATAAGGCTGTGAAAACTACGACGCAACTGGACCATCCCGATATTGCAGGTGTGTGGCAAAGCGCTAACACATTACACGGCAATACAGGCCAGATGATGGTGCTCGGTATCATGGATGTAGACTGTGATATGGCAATGAGTCGCGGTGATAAAGTAATCACATCTACGACTGCTGGAGAAGGAACTGCTGCTTATAGCGGTCATGTAATCGCTATTGCTCTGGAAAATACAGGCGCTGCCGGATTTTGTGAATGTTTTGTGGCACCACAATTTATGCAGACCGGCGCATTGTACACCCACGAGTTGGCTGCAGGCGTTGGTGCACCGGCAATTGTCGCCGGGGTATGGACTACGATTCTTTACAATACCCTTAAATACGATCCTCACAGTCTGGCTGTACTGGCCGCAGGACAGTTTACACTCGATGCCGGGGTCTATGATATTGTTGCGGGGCACGATTCCTATCGCTGTGGCAATACAGCTTTGCGGTTGCAGAACGTGACGACCGCTGCAACACTGGTTGATGTTTGCCACTGGATACAACACCAAACGACTAATGTCTGGTCTGAACATGTTCATTTAGCAGGGACTTTTGTGTCTAATGGAACTGATTTATTAGAAATCCAGATCATGGCATCAATATTTGGTGGAGTTGGATCACAGGGGAATGCCTGTACGCCTCCAAATGGTGGAAATGAAGTGTATGGTTACGTTCATTTCGTCAGGAGATAAATATGTCTGGTGGTGACTGTTTAGTAAAAAGCAATCTTTTTCCAGTAGGGTACGGATGTGATGCCATTGATAGGATCAAAGCCTTTTTTTTGTTGATGGATACAGCCGTTTGTGGAAACTGCTGGAGAGAGCTTAATGCTGCTGTTGCGTTGCCAGATTTTATAACCGTTGGTTGGGGAGGCGATCCCCCGGAAATGTGTAATGTTTTATGGGTGTTTCGCAGTGATGGCAATATTTATGTGTCTTGTGATTACGGTGTTACATGGACGCTGATTTATTCGCCTGCTGGACCAGCGCTGGTAACACAGATTATCGTCAGTGAAATCACAAACAACTCAGGGGCAGCTTTACTTAAAGGTGATGTCGTTATCTGGGACCCGACAATTTACAAAGGGGTTACGACTACAACACAGATTGACCACGCTGATATTGCCGGTGTATGGTACAGCGCCAATACACCGCATGGCGGATCAGGCGAGATGCTTGTGCTTGGCATTACAGATGTTGATTGTGATGCTGCTGTAACTCGTGGGGATAAGTTAGTCACGTCTACAACTGCTGGCGAGGCTACCTCTGCGTACAGCGGGCACGTAATAGCGGTTGCTCTCGAAACTACAGGTGGAGCAGGGTTTTGTGAGGCGTTTGTTTCGCCACAGTTTTTGCAGACGGGTGCATTGTACACTCATGAAACAGCCGCCGGTGTAAATGCTGGCGCGACCGTCGCTGCAACGTGGGTGACATTGCCGTACAATACGCTAAAATATGATCCACACAATCTGGTTGCGTTGGCCGCAGGGCAGTTTACGCTTGATGCTGGCGTATATGACGTTGATATAGTGCATGATTCCTATCGCTGTGGAGACACCGCTTTACGATTACAAAATGTCACAACAGTTACAACTTTAATTGATGTCTGCCATTGGATACAGCATAATACAACCAGCATTTACTCCGAGCATTGTCATCTGGTGGGGACTTTTGTTTCTAACGGGACAGACTTGTTGGAGATACAAATGATGGCATCGATCAACTGGGCTACCGGACAGGGAGCTGCTTGTACTCCACCAAATGGCGGAAATGAAGTTTACGGTTACGTTAGATTTGTCAGGAGGTAATCATGACAGATTATTTGATTGTAATAGCACAACTGGTCGATGAGGGTTATTTTACCGGCTGGGAGGAAGATGAGCGCGAAATCGGTGTGAACGGTCCGCCTGACGATTACGATTCAATTGACTGGCGCGAGACAGAATTCACCGCACCGTCACAGTCCACTCTGGATGATGAATGGTACAATCATCCAGAAAAGTATGATCGCGTGCTGTTTCGTATTGTACCGTTGCCTGATGGTCGTTGGGAAATCACCCCAACAAAACCATACAATATTGATGGCGCAACAGAAGTAACCTTAACGGTGAATGGCATCCCCCTGCCCTCTCCAACCACTCTTGGTGATGCCGTCATACTTGATCCATCGTCCAATGTGAAAATTGGGGTGTTGGAAAATTATCCGCATGTTGAAGAGATGATAAGGATTTAGTGATGGCACAACTGACAGAAAAACAGATTATGAGAGCATTACAATCAGTGTTCATACTGGTTGAGGACGCGCCCGGTGAGTACAGCGCCGAACTTGAGATCCCAGGTGGTTACACTCTGGGGGACCTGAACAACATCTTTAAAAACACAGATGTTTGGGATGCCTTGCCCTCTTTAGAAAAGGGAGAGGTGCTTTACGCGCTGGTGCGTTTGTTGGCTGCAGCGATTATGATACTTTCAGAAGATTAAAGTATTACGCTGATTATGCTGTTGCAACTTTATGTGTTATAATAACACTGTGCTTTTAAGTTCTTTTAAGGCAATAAAATGGATGAGGATATTGTAGTATCACAATCAAAAATAGAGGCTATTTCACCTGATCCAGACAAGGCTCCGGTTACTCATGCTGAACTGGCACAGACAGTCAAACCTTTTCTTACCAGAACACAGGTAATGGAAATTGTTGATCAAAGAACTGAACCTATTTTAAAGAGTGTAAAAAAAGTCTCGGAAGAATTTGGTGAAATGACAAAAACGATTAACGCTCTGACTAAAACAATCACTATGTTAACCGGGCAGGTTGAGATTTTGACCCAACAGCGCAATAGCGATATTGAAAGACTCCAAAGGGAAGCGGAAAAACTGAGTAAAGGACATGAAGAACAGGGCGAGCGACTTGTTTTTCTTGAGTCGTGTCAGGAAAATATGCAAAAGATCACTGACAGAGTTACAGCAGCCCTGTTTGGCAGCAACAGCACTCCAGGTATAAGTGAAACCTTGCGCATACAGGGGAACGCTCTTGGTATGGTGAAAAAAGATATTGCCGAGATAAATCAATCTCTTGTAGGTGTTGTGCAATTTGCCGAAGATGTTAAAACAACTCTGAGCAGAACAAAAAAATTTATTACAAGTTGGAGATTTTTAGTTCCGTTAGGCGGTAGCACAGCAGCAATCATAGAAGCTATATTCGATTTGCTTTAAGGAGTGAGTATGGACATCCAATGGACGCTTTTAATTGCCATGTCCACTTCAGTATGGACTTTCACCCAGATATTGAAAGGGATACTGGACGGAATACTGGCAAAGGCCGGGCTTGAGATAGCCAGAGAGTTCCGCGACTATGTGTTGCTGATTATAGCAATGGCGGTCGGCATCCTCACCGTGGCTGCATCTGGCGACGGCGTAAGCATACTTGGCGACGCAGTGGTTCCGTTTCCGGAAGTGACGCATACTATTGTCACCGGGATCGCAATTGGCGCTGGCGCAAAGTTTTTGCATCTGGTGCGCGATTTTTCAGCTGTCGTCATGTCTTTTTTGAAGCAGAGGGTGTCGCTTAATGAATAGGTTGATAATCGCACTGCTATTGTTTCTGGCCGGATGCCGTGTAGCAGTTATTCAACCAATGACACCAACACATGAGGATGCTACACCTACGCAGGAACTGTCTCTGGAAGAATTGTGGGGGCCTGGAAATACAATCAACCCACACAGCGACAGCGATTACGCTTTGATCGCTGTTAATGAAAACAATGAACTCGATGCTGGTATTGCGGTGCGGGAAAAAGCCTGTACGGAAATACCGGACCAGTCTATTCAGCGCTGCACATGGGTTGAAACGCCGCTGCCATATGGCCTTTACCGGTGGTTTTTTGAAATGGTTGCAATTGATGGTGAGTGTGAGTTTTACGGTGCAGCTCCATATGTGCGTCAGGTAGAGAATGGTTTTTCTGTCGATATATCCGGCATGAGTGGTTTCGCTGGATTGGATTTGGTACACCAACAGGTGTATGGCGGCGCTGGCGGATTAGGCCGTTATGTCGTGGGCATGGAGTTTCTCTCTCACGAATTAACGCCATATGAACCTGGCATTTCGCTCACAGAGTCCATTGATAAAATCTGTTTTGTGATGGTCGATAATGGCTCAACCATTCGGCTGTCACCGCAACCATGGTCAGGCGAAACACCTGAATCGGCGGTTTATGTGTTGCAGTTTGAATCACCGCACTCTTTTTTGTTGCGTTGCGGTGTAAATTTGCGTTATGCTGGTATCAGTGGAGATGTTGTGTTTGACCGATTTTTTGTTGCGCCTGTTGGTCCTGAATATGGTTCTGAGGGGTATGTGACGACCGTCCCCTGATATTACGGATAGTCGTGCTGCTCATGTTTTCTCCGTAAAAAGTGCTCATACCTGCCCGTTGAGTACTTTTTATGTATATGTGAAAGCGCCGCCATGAGGCGGCGCTGGGAAGTTAACGAATCACCCGTAAAGGTGAAAGGTTCCGCCAAGTATATCACACCTTGGTGTAAACGGTGAATGATCTGTCTGCCGCCACTACCGCAGGATCACCGGCAACATCGACTGTTTGCAGACGCATCAACCATCCGTGCTCTGTATCCGGTGTGCCGTTCCACTGACCCTGCGCGTATCCATTTACGCCGTCTACCAGTGTGGTGATCAGTTGCGCTTCGGCCACCAGTAAAGGGCCAAAAGAAATCAGCGCTCCGGTATCGTCGAGAACGTCAAACCATGTGGTGCCGCCGTCGTCGCTAACCTGCATAGCCAGATACACAGCATCCATTGGGTTTGGGGTTTTGACCTGCATGTGTTCCATATCAGAGTCGATACGCCAGTCGGTTGAATAACTTTCGCCAAGCGCAATTTCAACTCCAACACGTGTGTATGTTCGTGCAGCTACGTCGTGAGACATGGAAATATTACTCCTTTTATTATTTGGTCGGGAGTGTAAGTATAATCGTTACACTGAGTCCAGTATAACAGAAATCGATTGTGGTTGCAAAACGATTAATTTGGAGGCCAGTGGGAAATATCTTTACCCATTCCGGTAACAGCGATAACTACTTCGGCAGTGGTCACAGCGTCCAGTTCCAGTTGCAGAAAACGTGATCCTTCGGCGTGTGAAAATATAAATTGAAACCCGTTGGGAGAAACAACAGAAGACCATTGTGTTGATGGGTCATCTCTTTCGTAAAGGTCTACCAAGTCATCTTCCGGGTTAACGGAAGCGTAGACATTCATTGCAGTTCCACCTGGAATTCCCCCGCTGTCGTCACAGTGGAGTACAAAAGAGCGGTAATTGTGTTTAAAATCCAATACGTTGCTTGTCATTGCTCCGAGAGCGATGGTCGCTTCTAGTGTTGTGCTTCTGTTAGCCATAATATGACCCTTGGATGATTAGCATTGCAATCAGTATAACCGAAACGGCCTGCATATCGCAAGCCGTTTCGGGTAAAGTAAATCTGCTCTCTGCAATGCAATACTATCATACTCGATAACAGAAAGTTTTACCATGCCACGGGCCGGAATAACCTTTATACCAGTGATACATGGCGTGGATGTTGGGGTTGGCCGTCCCTTTGCCGACAAAATGAATACGATTGGCGCTGACGTGCAGTTCATGTAATGGGATGTCGCGCCAGAGTCCGTTGTGCCGTTTGGCACTGGAGATAAAATCAAGCGGCAACAAAAAGTAAATGCTGCCCCCGGGTTTACACAATGCCCACGACCGCCGCACAAATTTTTCGGCCAGGTCGGGTATCAATGTGCCGTTTTGTTTGCCATATGGTGGATTGCCCACAACCAAGTCAAACAGTTCGTCGAACAGGCAACGGTCGCTCAAAAAGTCTTCGTTGCGCCAGACATCGTAATGGGCAGGTCGTTCTATCTCACGAATTTCCACACCGGTTACTTTGCAGCGGGGAAAATACTCTTTGACCCCCCTGCCCCACACGCCTGAGCCAGCGCCTGGATCAAGGCAACGGTAAAGACGATTGTAGAAAGGCAAATTCTTGAGAGCCGCGCGCACAAATTCAATCGGCGTTTCGTAGTGGTCGTTAACATCCCTTTCCGGCAGCTTGTCTAAGGTTTCGTTTGTTGCGTAAATGATAGGCATCATTTTTCTCCCATGTGAAAAACATCAACCTGCTTTCCTGATAGCATCATGTGTACCGGTAGAAGCCCCGTCCCAAAACGCGGCCAGCCTGTCACAGTTGTTGACGACATCACTGTTGCGCAACATTCCGGCAGCACGACCGTACCTCTCCCAGTCTGGACAAAAAACCCGGACATTAAGCCCGCGCTTCTTTCCGGCCTTTTCTGCTGCTTTGTCTACACCCCTGGCTCCGCCAGTGATGATGGTGTCTTCGGCTTTGAGCGTCTGGACGTATTTCTCTACTTGTTTGAGGGGAACAAAGTCCCGCGAACCTACGATTGCTACTCGCATGTGTCTGCCCATTCCGCCATGGCTTTTAAAACACCGCGCGTGAGATGACAATCGACCAGCGCGTCATGTGCACCATCCAGGCTCACTTTTAACTGGTCGGCGACCTCGGTAAGTTTTACCCATTTGAACGATTTATACCTGGCGTTCCAGTTGCCGACAAATTCACTGACCGGCTGCATAGCATCGATCCAGCGTTCGGGTCGGAACGGGGGTAGTTTTGCTGTTTCGCAGTGGTACTGCAATATCTGCGAATCGTAGTTGGCGTTGTAGATTACCACCATTTTGCCGTTGATCAGTGGTTTTAGTTCAGGGTAAATCTCGGCAAATGTAGGAGATGATGCCACGTCATCGTCGGTGATTCTGTGAATTTTGGTGGACTCCGGTGGAATTGGTTTGCCGGGGTTCACCAGTTGGTTGATCAGCACCTTCCCGTCGTGAGATAGGATGCCGATCTGTACAATGTCGGCGCTGTCGGGAAACTGGCTGGTTGTCTCCAGATCGAGATAAATCAATCCCTGATAACGTGTCAAGGCTTTGGACCAACTTGCTGCACTTCGTTTCATGTCGTCAAACCAGCTTGCGGGGGGCATATCTTTTCTCCTTTTCTAACTTGATTACTTGTTCCTATACTTTCTCATGTATTCTCTATTGTATTTTCTTCTGTTTTTTTTCACGCCTGGTCTCTGCTGGCAGTAGATTAACCGCCATACCTATACCTCTCCTCCATTCCCCTGATAAGGGTGATTTAACTCAGTAAATTCTAACCACTCCCGGATCGCCACAGCCAGTGGAAACACCTGCGCCGGAACAACCGCATTGCCCAATGCTTTCAATCTCTTCGCCCTATACGGCGACGAACCCGATACCCGCGGTGGCTCCCACGATTGCTGTTTTTCGCCCGGTCTGGCGGGCCATCGTCTAACAATGTCCACCCTATCGGGAATCCCATTAGTGCCTCTACGAAATCGGGGTTTAATCGTTCTCCTGGCTTTGACGCGACCTGTACATTTAGTTGAAGTTTGTTTGTTTTGCCCCACCTGGATTGGGGGGGCGTTTTCTTTTGAATCTTGTACCATTGGCGTGCGCCATAGTTTTACGACTTCGGATAGACGGGCGAAGGATTGCCCACCATTGTATCTCTGCCGTATATTCCCCGTCTGGGTGATATGTATCTTGTCCGCGCGACCATTCATTTTCCCCGCCACGCTGAACGGCTGACACGGGAACCCCGCTGTAATCACATCTACATACGGCAGATTTGTGATCAATCATGTAAAACAAGCTCCGCTATCACACTCACCTTGTCCCCAATCAGGAAAGGGTAAGTGGTACTGCAACCCTACCGCTTGCTTGAGTGGTTTCAGGTCGGGATGAATATACACTTGTCCCCGCTTCAGGTCTGCTAATTTTAAGTTGATGTATTGCTCAACTAATACCGCTCGCCTGAATAATGCCGGATTGTAAGCCCGCATCCGTAACCATTCGTTCCGTTTGGTAAAAGGGCAGAAATAACAACTGGATTTTGGCGGTGTTGGTAATCCCGCTTTAGATATAATACGATGACAAGTGTTTCGATTAATTTTTAAATCTATTAAAGGGTGTTCCATTTTTTGCCAAAACCCTAATTTCTTTTTGCCGATGGTATCCTTCCAGAATTCACCCTTCACTCGTGTATACTCATCTAAACTGATGCCTAGCCCCGTTATGCAATGCGTATACCCGATTTTTTTTATGTGCTGATTAATGGGTACTATCTTAAAATCATAGGTGCAAGCGCGTGTTCCAGGCGGAGAACCATTGCCACTAAATACCGGAATAACCATGCTCCGGTGCGTTCGGTAAATGTATTGCAGCAATGTCTCGGCCCTTTTTCTAGTTGTTTTTTGTACCTCTACTAACCGTATCCCGTGTTTTTCCATATATGGGCGGGCATATCTATTGATGTATTCAAGCGTGGCAGGATTCTCGCTATCGTTACCGACGTTGGCAAAGATAAAATAATCAAACGGTTCTATTTTGCCTTGGGCTTGCAGTACCATCACAGCATTGGATTGTACGCCACCGCCGTAGTTATATATTCGTACAGGTTTTTCTGGCATAATTTACCTTTCTCAACTTGACTACCTATAATCGTTATGATATGTAATCAACTCTCGTTGTTTCCAAATAAACTAAGCTGCACATCGCCATCATCCCCTACCGGTGTAGGCTGATAAGGGTCAAAGTCCGCTATTCTGCGTTCTGCCATTTCCACATACTCCGGGCTAATATCACATCCAATGTAATCGCGCCCGTGCCTGATGGCGACCAGCGCCACGGTCCCGCTTCCCATAAATGGGTCGAGCACTAGGCCCGGAACAAAGCCCGCATCGCAGTCGCAGGTCGGGCGAAAGCCGGTGGTGGTAGATTCGTGTGGCTTGACCATTTTCCCAGAAGCAGCCGTATTGCCATATTTACCTAATAATTTCCCCCGATTTGACCGCTCTATTATCATTGGTGACACTTCCACCACCCGCACAACCGGCGCTCCGCACTTGCTGCACACTTCACGCGGGCATCCCGCCAGCAGGCAAGGTTCGACTAGTTTCTGGGGAAATGCAGCAAAATGCGCACCGCTGTAGGGTTGCGTGGCGACTGTCCAGACTGTGCGCCTGTTGCGGCGTGGATATGTCTGGCTGCCGGGCCGAACCCCTGCAATCACCTCAGTCGGAAGACGTTTATTGCCATTTTTAGACCTTGCTTTTCGATTGTCTTCTGGATAGGTCGATTTCTCCCGCACCGCATCAGCATCATAAAAATATCTTTCCCGCTTGGTCAATAAAAAAATATATTCGTGCGACTTGGTCGGCCTATCAGTCACGCTCTCCGGCATCGGATTCGGCTTGTGCCAGATGATGTCGCTCCTCAACCACCAGCCATCCTCCCGGAGCGCAAACGCCAGCCGCCACGGCTGCCCCACCAAATCTTTCGGTTTTAATCCCGTGATGACTTTGCCCCGTCCTATACCACTGCTCCCATGCAATCCCGACGCATGTTTTCCCCCGGTACTGCCCCCCCATTTCCCATCGTTGGCGTAACAATCCCCCATATTCAACCATAGCGTGCCCGTAGGTTTCAACACCCGCCGCACCTCACGAAAAACGGCAGTCATCTTCGCCACGAACTCCCCCACCGTCGGCTCTAATCCCAACTGCCCCGCCACACCATAATCTCGCAGTCCCCAATAGGGCGGACTCGTAATAACACAATCCACACATTCATCAGGCAACGAGCGCAGATAATCCAGCACATCAGCGCATGTTATTTTGTTACGAACAATCGCCATGGTTCTGTCTCCAGATTTTTTGCCACCAGTCTCGTATTTTAAGCAGGTACTCGGTGGATATGCCGCCGGTCAACATGTGCAGGGCAAGCATCAGATGGGTGAGCAAACCGTGAATGATATTCTTTATAGACCTTAACATTTTTTCCCTCCAATCAGTTTACGGTTCAATCGCAACCGCCGCCGTTTCACTACATGGTGATTGTCATACGCATCAATCACCAGCGCCGTTGCGAATTTCGCCGAGACAATGCAGCGACCATCCAATCGCCGAACTGGATCACATTGCATCCCTCGTAAACGGAGATCGGTCAGCCCATCACCAAGGTATGTGTAACGCATGTTCTACCTCACCACCTCGATAATTACGCGAATTATTAGTGCCAATACAACCCCGCACCATACAGGTGCGAACCACAGGTATCCGCTACGGTGCGCCTTTTTGCCTGTCCGGTAGCTTGTGTCTGTCGGTTTTGGCCTGCCCCGATAATTCGTAACACATTCACAACACAAAGGAATACTGGGTGATGAGTGTTTTACCGTTAAACACGCTTCTCTTTTTTTACAAACCACACATTTAGTCATAGTGCACCTCTACTGTACTACTTCAAACATAAGCTGGTCTGATTTGCGGCGCATTTTAACGTAGTTGGGCGCAGCCGCCATGCTGTTTTTCATCACTGCGATGATGACGTTGCCGGTTGGGTACGGTTCACCCTGCTCGTTCAGCAACAGTTCATGAACGGTTTTCCCCCGTTTTTCTACAGGTTCGCGCAAATATTCGGGATTCATCGACACAAACAGGTTAAAGATGTCTCCCCTGCCCCAGTTCATGTCCTGGACACCGATGAAGCGGCCACTGCCATCGCTCCGGGCTTTTTCTTCGGCGGCTTTATTGACCTGCCCGACGATCAGGGTGAACAGGTTGGCTTTGGCCGAGACCTGTTTGATATGTTTTTGTTTGGCTTCTTCTTCGTTGCGCGAAAAAGTGTCCAATCCGGGCAGGGCCTGGAGATAGTCCAGAACTGCAATACGGCAGGGCAAACCCTGTTTGCGCAGGGTTGTGGCAGTGTCGGCAATATATTCCATTCTACGGCGCAATTCGGACAGTTCTCCTGATTCGTTGTTGACGAACTGTTGCTGGCCTTTTTGAGACTGGATCAGTTTTGCGAACTTGACTAATTTTTCCATCCGTTCGTTTTTGATTTCTTTCGCCATTGGCAACACCGGTTCCAAACCCTGTTGTTTGCGGTGAATGACGTGCATATGCAACAACATATCCATGTAGGTGATTTCGCCGCCGCTGAGTTGTTGGATGTCGCGCATAATCGATTCGGGAGGCAACCATTCCGGTTTGTCGGAGATGGGGTACTCGTCGATAGACAGCCAGTACCGGATCATTTGTTCAATCATGGTAGTTTTGCCCACGCCGGTCCCGCCCACCAGAGCCGCCGCTTTACGCATTGACAGCACCTGACAGTACCCTCCCAGGTGCCACATTTCCGGGATCGGCCACACAATCGGCGCTCCGAACACGTCAAAATTTCCTTGCAGCGCCTTGAGCAATCCGCTAACCGCATCCGGCGTGCTCATAACAGGTTTGACGGCGGCGGGGTCGAGTGTGGGGGCGGCATTACTTTTTTTGTTGTTTTTATGCCACTCGGCCACACGTTTTTTACGGTAATCCAGCCATGGTTCCACTTTTAAAGCGGAAGCGATCTGATCCCATGCGTTTTCAATGTCCTGTATACCGCAGGAACACTGCGGTTTGCCGTAACCGCTCTCATCATAACTGATGCGGAAGCTGGGGTGTTCATCTTTGTGAGAGGGCAACGGACAATGCCAGCGTTCTACGCCTCCCTCTTTTTTAGCTGATGGTCCCAGCGCGGTTACAACCAACCCGATCCAGTCCTTCATGAATTGTTTGAAGTCTGGTTGCGGCGCGATCGTAGGAGGGCCTGGCGAAGACGGTGGTACGGGATCACCGTTCCACAGGACTGCTTCCAGTTCCTCGACCTTTACGGTGTTAATCAGTGCCAGTTTAAAATCTCCGGGTTGAAACTGCACCTGTTGCCAGACAGAGTTGACATCGTTGCCGCTTTTTTCCACAATCGGTCCGGGAACCTGATAGACGGCCAGTTTTATCCCGCTGGCCAGCAGCAGGTGGTGCAGCTTGGATGCTGCCCGGCATCCGGTCAGGTCACGGTCGGGATAATAACGCACCTGTTCAACGCCCAGTTCTTGCAGGTCGGCGACCAGCGTTTGCGGGACGCTGGTTTCACCATTCAACCAGCACAATACATTTCTGATTCCGGCGGCGATGAAGGTGAGCACGTCAGGTTCTCCGGCTGCGATATGTAAAGTGCCAAGGTGTTCTGCGATGATGGTTTTGATGTCGGGCAGGTGATAATAGGGATGTTTGCAGCTTTGAGGCCATGCGTATTTAAGTTTGTCCGATTTGGGATCGAACGATTTCCAGCGGGTGCCAACCTTTTCCCCGTCGAAATTAAAGATCGGGTAATTACATCCCGCCAGACCTTTATATGCAGGAGTGACGATTTCCCAATCCAGTTCAATTGAGGCTTCCAGTATTCCGCGATCTTTACGGCTTTTAGGCGGGTTCATGTTTAACCTCCGCTTCCGGCAGCGCCGGGGGTGACGTGCGGTTGGCATCAATAGCTGCCATTAGTTCGGCAGTGTCTGGACATACCTCAGCCGCCGGTGGATTTTCCTTGAGAGCTGCCTGCCTGTGGTTCAACAGAGCGCGTGGGGTGAAAAAGTTAAAGCGCTCATCGCAGTAGTTGTAATAAGTTTTTACCATGTCCGGGGTGTCTCCGAGCTGGCAGAGTTCAGATGCCGTCTGTTGCACAAACTTTTTTTCAGCACTGGTCAGTTTGGTTTTCCAGACCAGATTAATTTCATCAGCAGTCATGTTCGGGTTAGTCCAGTTAAAACTGTGGGTGATGGCGTTTTTCATAGCGGTCATACTTTTTTTGTTTACGGAAACGCCTATAGATGTACTACTTTTAATACTTGTACTACTTTGGGTTGACTTAATAGAACTTACTCCGGGTTGTATGTTCGGCTTAGTAGAACTTACTCCGGGTTGTATGTTAGACTTAGTAGAACTTACTCTGATTGTGGATGATCCGCGTTCCATATCCCATTTTATGGATGTTAATATGCTGGCTAACAGGGCATAGTCCGGCGACTCAAGCGTTTTAAGCAGCGTCAGGTGTGCTTTTAACACTTCCGGTTTTCGTCCAAAGTGAATGGTGGGGGTAAACTCGTTTTCGCCGACCTGTAAAATCCCGGTGATCTGGTACACATGGCGATTTCCGCGTGGTTCCCCCTGGATCCGTTTGTCTGGCGGCACGAGCAACAGCCCGTGGTTGTTTTTCCACCATTTGGTCGCGTCCCCGATCACTGATTTGCAGACTCCGACCTCTTTGGCGAGCGTGTCCTGCGTCGGCCACGCTCGCAGGAACTGGTTGCAGTGCAGGTACAGGATGGTAAAAAACCATCCACGACATTGTTGGGCTTCATCTCCACGACCGCCCAGCAGATGCCCGTGGGAGCGCAGGGTATACGAAATGGGTAATGATGGCATATCAAATATCCTTACAATGTGCGCATAACAATTGATGATTGACAAACTGGCAGGTCAGGTCAGGCTGGTGGATGAGATTCCCGCAATTGTCACAGGGGGTATCCAACAAAGACAGTATACCAATATCGGGCACCCATCCATCGTCCCAGAATGCGTGTGTTATCCTGGATGCCAGTGCTGTATCGATTCTGTCCGGGTAAATCATCAGGTTAACGTTGTTGATGGTTATCCACTGGACATCGGTAGCTGTCGGGTTATAAAAATCGTGTTTGCCGGTGAATCCCCACATGCGGTAGGGGTGAACAAAACTCCACCGTGTATCAATGACCAGCACAACCGGCAGCGGGCGGATTGGCAGGGGGCACAGGAACATGGGAGCCTCCACCAGCTCCACGTTATGCGACCGGGGACGTTTTGGCAACTGTTGTACAAATGAAACCAGCGTGGTCACAATGTCGGGGTGCATCTTATACCACGACATGCTGTAGAGCGTGCAGATGCCCCAGTCGGTCTGGACGGCTTGGGAAAAACAAAACAGATTTCGCTTGCGCAGGTCGCGTTCGCGGCTTTTGCCGTAAAACTGGAGCATGGCGGTATCCGCGTTAAAACGTGTGATTTCAGCGTAACAGTCGCTCATGGCGCATTCTTTCGCAACATTCTGGAGACGTGCCCCTGTCCCAGCGTTTCGATCAGGTCTGCCAGTTTTTGCAGGGTCAGGCCGGTGAACATTGTATCCAGGTCGAGTAAAACTTCATCCGGTTCATCCGGGTCAAATATTTGCAGGAACAGACCGCAGGCATGGTCTTCTCCCCACGCGATTTCGTAGTTGATACCGGGTAACAGGACCACTTCCTCTACGGTAGTTTCCTGTTCGGGGGTGAAATAAAACGTGTCGCGGCTCATGTTTTAGCCTTTCATTTTGGCAGCAAGTCAAAATTCCCGCACTCGCAAAAGTTGTCTAAAAGGGTGGTTCGCCTTCTGGTATTTTGGCGGTTTCCGGCGCTGGTTTTTTCTTAGCTTCGGCGATGCCGGATTCGATTTCTTCGCGCACGACATTCCATGCGTCGCGCCAACCGGTTTTGGTTTTGATATGGTCCATGTCGATTTGTTTGGCTTTCAGGCGGGTTTTGATGTCGGCGCGGGTTAGTCCGGCGCGTTTAGCCAGGTAACAAATAGCGCTGTCGATGGCTTCATTGGGGTTGGTCAATCCCTCAAATATTTTTTCCTCCATCATCTTTTTCCAGCGCCCGGTGAACCAGTATCCATCCGCTTTACCTTCTTTGACGCAGATCACCTTTTTAACAAAGGGGATGACGAACTGGTTGAGGGCCTGCCCGGTAGACGGCACTTCGTCGGGGATGGCATTCTGGTCGGGTGCGGGTTGCGCTGGTTGATTTGATTGTTGCGTTGCGGGGGCATGGTCTTCCATATCAACCGTGAATCGCGCCGACAACATTGCGATTGATTTAGCAGCCTGCACCAGTGCTCGTTTGTCGGCCATTTTGCGGATGCTGTTGACGGAATCGAAAACTACCATGGGATCGTTTATTTTGCCAGGCGGGGGTTGCGATGTAATGCTTTCGGTGTTGTAGGGGAAGTTAGCGCCGCAACCTCCGGTTTTTTCCCAGCAATACCATCCCAGTTCAGCGTCGGGCGGATCGTTGGATCGCGGTTTACTGCGCCGAATATTTTCCGCCCCGCAGGTCGGGCAGGTGAGCAGCCGGTCGCGCCAGTAGTTGGGTTCGCGGCTGTTGCACACGCCGTTGCCACGCGCCACCACGGTGCTACTTGCTGTTTGCACCAGTTCACATTCGACCTCATAGGCAAAATAGGGTGCGTCGGGGGTATGGTCGCGGGTTACGTGTACCAGATTATACTTGGGAGCCAGTCCCATTAGAGTGAGAACAACCTCGGCACCGGCCTGGTAGAGCGTTGGTTTTTTGGTGTTGGGCACGATGCCGTAATGCACGTCTTCGGCGAACACGCGGTTGATCAGGTCGTCAATTGCGTCGCGCATGGTAACAGCGCGGTTCACGGCCTGCATTGGCGTTTCGTCGTTGTGCGGTACGATGGTCAGGCAGGTGGCCGGTTCTTCTTCTTCAACTGCAACTTCAATTACTTGGGTATCATCCATTAGCTGATCCTCCGATCACTGTTTCCAATACCTGTCGTTTTTTGTCGGTCGGTAATTGCGGCAGGGGCTGGTCTGGGTACATTATTCTACGAATAGCCAGCAGCCCCAGCGTGATAATTTCGCGGTCCTTAAAACCGCGTGTGTGCAGTTCATCCAGCGTGTTTATGGCTTCGGTTTCCATATCCACGCCTTTTTTAAGTCGAGCCTGCACAAAACGGTTGCGGTCATTGTCAGTCATATAATGCCTCCAGCATATAATGCAACCAGCGTTAATGCTGGTTTGCCAGTGCCATTCTTAATCCACCTGCTGCATTCATGTCCATTAGCCGGACACCCTTCAGGGTTTCGACAGCGCTGTGGTCAAAAATCAGGTCCCCGTACATTTGGCGCAGGTGTTTTTGAATGAGAGCTGCCCCGCCGCCAACCACAATCACGCTGCGGCAGGTACGCGATGCCTCATACCCTGTATCGATGATGACGTTGGCGACCCAGTTGGCGTACAGGTTGCAACGTGACTCAAACATACGTCCCAGCTTGACCGTATTTTGTGGGCCGTACAACTGGCAGTCCTGTTTACACTTGTCACAGGGGTTGCGCGATTTCGATGGGAAACAGGTTGATTTACGTTTCAACCAGCGCCGCAAAACCTCATCGATGTCACACCAGTTAAAATGGTCAAACTGTGAGCTTTCTCGTTGCAGGTCGCGCAAAACTGGCAACAGGACGTGGGATTTGATTCCGCCGTCGGTGCTGGTTTGAAACGCTTCCGGGTTAAACTGCCCGTCCTGGATGATGAAATGATCGCTGGTCAACACGCCAAGGTCAATCACCAGATTTCTGCCGCTGAGAGCATTGGTCGGCACCTGCTCGCCGTTTTCATTGAGCACAAAACAGGCGATTGCGCCCAATCCTTCGGGCCATACTGTTACCGACCTGTAGGTCCACGTGCGCGGGTTTTTGTCGCGCTTGAACTGAATATAGGCTCGGTGGTCCAGGAACTCTTTTTTGATTTTGTTTTTTCGTCGGGCGTATACTCCGGGCGGGCAGAATACGGTCAGGTCGATGGGTTCGGGCTTCACGTGGAATTTTTGCATAATTTTGGCGATGGTTACGTCGGTCAAAAACATATGTACGCCGTCGCCATAACGCAACAGCGACTGGTGCATTTCGACTCGGCGGCGCGAGATACGCATTACGTCGTCGCCTACTACAAACCTGCCTTCAGGGGTTTCAACCCATTCAAATGACAATTCACGTTTGCCCAGTCCGAGACTGTCTCCGGTGACACTGGCGCGGATACTGGGCAATTGGAAACCGTGGATACGGCCTGAATTGTCTCGGACAAACACGTTACACATCCCGTTTCCGGTGTCAGCGCTGCCGATAATCATTATAAACTCCTCATCTGGTCTAAAAAGCTGGTTGAAGTATCTGCGGTATGTTGTTCCAGGGAGGGTGTCTCTACAGGCGAAACATCCGGCGGAATCGGACGCGCTCCGTTCAGGTGTGCGCGTAAAAGCGGGAACAGTTCAAAAAGAACGGATGTATCACCTGTTTTGAGCGACAGGTACAAAATCAGCGCGTCTCTCAGGGTTGGTGCAAACAAGCGTGACTCCATCAAAGATTTGATTTCCGTATACAATTTGAGTTGTTCCGGTTTGTCGGTGTCTAACCAGAATTTAACCATCATTCTCACAATACCCTCTCCCAGAGTATATAGAGTATATACCTTATACATAATAACACGGGGTTTGGGGTTTGTCAAACAATCTGCTATAATTAGTTGTGACAATTGGCACATCTGGGAGGTTAGATTATGGCAGCAATGCTGCAAATAGTTCCAAAAACTTTTGCCCAACACGACAAAATTGTGGCGCAGGGGATTACGGCCTTTGATGCCGGGATGGAGTCGTTGATTTATATTCTGGATCACGAGTTGTGGGATGGTGAGTATGACAGCGAGACCGCGTACCTGCGGGAGGTCGCTCTCCGCCACGAAAAATCGCGTACATGGGTAATCCGGCAGGTGTCTATGGCGCGGGGCAAATCGACAGTGGGTAAAGAGTATGAGGACCTGCTGCTCGAATCGCACTGGCGCGAGTTGCAAAAATTTGACACGGAACACCTGACATCCATTGTGCAGACGGTGATCAACCGTTACGGAGGCATTACGGCCTCGCGCATCCGGCGCGTGGGTGAGGATATGGCAATGCAGGCTCTGGGCAATTCGAGCGAGCTGGACATGGCCGACCAGGAAGCTCGTGAACGGCAGAGGGAACACATTGCCCAGTCTACCGGGTTCACCCGCGAGGTCATTACATCCTGGTGCAAGTTGTCGGAATTGCCGCTGCGCCAGTTGCGCCAGTTGCGCCAGCAGTCTGACGTGTACATTACAATATATCGGCAAGTCCCAACACCTCCAGCGCCTCTTGCGCTGATTTAACCACGGCAACCTGCCCGTTCCATTCGGCGTGCCACTGCTGCTGTCCTTCCGACAGTTTGCCGTATTTGCCTGATTTAACTTCCATCAGATAGTTCTGGCTCCTCCAGCCGACCAGCAGGTCGGGGATGTCCTTATCATCCAGTTGTGCGACGGTCGCTCCGATAGCTCGCAGGGTCTGGATGATGTCCCTTTCGGCGCTGTCTCGTTTGGGTGCTTTACGGGGCATTGTGATTATCCTTTCACATAAAGGGGCACTGGTGTGCCCCCCTTTTTCGTCGGTGCGGCTTACAGCGGTTCTGGCATATACTCGCTGAGGTCGCGTTTGATGGTGGTCTTCTGGATGGTCCTGCGCGTGATTCCGGGCAGGGTTCCTTCGGCCAGCACCTTAGCCGCCTTTTTATAGGCGGTTTCGTCGAGTTGCACCTTGATCCACTGTCCCTGCCCGATGGCGTAAGGCAGGGCGACATCTGTATCGACCTGCACCTCATCGAATGTTTTGATGGTCAGCGCGGGGTGTGGTCGTGTTGTTTCCGGTTTTTCCGGGTCATACTGGTCCATCGCCAAAACACGTAGCAGGTCTTCGGTTTCTAGCACACGTTCCCGGAAGTATTTTGCTCTTTCGCGGAAATAGGCCAGGTTCTGGATTGTGGCTTCAAAATCGTTCATGGGTTTGCTCCTGTACATAATTGGTCCGGTAATTGATAGTGATAATGCAACGCAATTCGGGAAACTCGCCGTAACGTACTACCTCTTCCGGCGAAAAGTCCGACCGGTGTTTGATAGACAGTCCGGTCATAAATCGACCCTGGTCACTACCCACCATACGGCCCATGATGCCGCCAGCGCGAACGGCAGCTCGCATGGAGTCAAAAAAAGCCTGGCTGTTGTTGATCTCACTGAAGCACAAAAAGCTGATCGATCCGTTCCAGAAGACGGGGGAAACCCTGTCCTGCTGGACATGGGCCTGCACCTGTGCTTCAATCATGGTCGCCGACGAGTTTTTGCCGTAAGGGAATTCTATGGTTCTTTCAGTCATGGTCGCCGTCCCCCATGGTCTCGTTAAACCGGAAGTTTTCCCCGTTGATTTCGCGGATCAGGTCGTTAAGAATGGTGACAACTTTAGCCTCAAAGTAGGGGTGGGTGTATTTGCCGAACAGGGTGAAATTGGTATGCTCCTCCATGTCGTCGGTCGTCTCAAAGATGATGTAGGCTACCGTGTAGCGGTACGAGTATTTGCGGATTGTCATTTCGGCATCCACCCACGGGTTGATATGTGGCAGAATCAGGTCGTCGATGTCGGCTTCCAGGAATTCGTCAAATTTAGGCGGCGGTTTATACTTCTGCCACTTCAGGGTGTCCAGGTCAACTTTGGTCAACATAAGACACCTCTAGGGTGCACCCAGACAAATCGTTTACGGCGTTTGTGAAAGGACAGCAGTTTTGCGTCCGGGGAGGCTTTAGCCACGGTTTTTGCTGTAGCCACAATCAGTTTCCAGTCGCGGTCTGACAGGCGGTGGCCGGGCGTTTTTTTCCTGGCTCGCGCCAGCGTTTTAGCCGGTCGTTTATCGTACATCTCGTAATTCCTCCAAAATCCAGTCTAACAGGTCGGAAGCTGAATCAAACTCTCTCACCAGCGCCCACGGGTACTGGTTGTCCGGGTCTTCCGGGTCAGCGTTGTCAGAATAGAGTGAGATTGAATTGGAAGTCAGGCGCAACTGGTAGTCCACGAACCGGGGCAATTGCGCAAGCTGTTGTTGTAATTGTACAACATTAACGTCGGTTTTCATTGCAGCCGAACGGTAGAGGGGTTGGTAGTTGCGGCGGGACTGGTCAAAACGCATGAGCGTGTATGACATTCCCATATTATCGAGAGCGTCCGTAGTTGCGATTGTGACCTCTGTTAATCCGGTGTAATACAGTTCAACGTCCACGTCAGGGTGTTCCAGCGCCCATTTTCTGGTCGCGTGGTAAGCCTCAGCGTAGGCTTTTTGTCCGTGGGATTGGATGTCTGACAGCAGGTATTCGTCAACTGGCATATCGTGGCGGGCGCTGATGGTTCCGAGTTTAATGGTAGGCATTAAATTCCTCCTCTATGCTGTCCGGGCGTTCGCCCAGCAGGAACATCCGGCGCGGGTAGGGGCGTGTCTGCAGACTAAAGCGGATGCCCAGGATGGTGAATCTGCGTCTGAGCGAGTAGATTGAGGCGATTTGATACAGCGCCTGCCACACGTCCCACGTAACGATACGGCGCGTGTTTTTCCAGCTGGCATACTGGTAGACAACCGTGAAGATGGGATAGGTGAACGTCCCGTCTTCGTTGTCGGTATGGGTGAGGGGCGGTTCGTCATCCATTATGTTATCGTCAACGAAACCGCCGGGTGTCAGTTTAAACATCCTCATCCTCCACCATGTCCTCCAGTTCCAGTATCCACCATGTACAGCGGCGGCCACAATCGTGACACTGCGGGTTGTGTTCGTGTCCGGCGGTGGTATTGGTTGCGTTACAGTAGGGGCATGTCCATTTCCGGTCGGGGAAATGATAGGGCAGGGTCATGGAAAACTTGTAGGGCGGCATATCGTTGCTCTCGTAGTTTTCAACTTCCCACCTGATCATGTCGTTTTCCGGTTGGGGGATGTCCTCCGGGTTTGAGAGCCAGATTCGGAATTCATATCCGTTGCTGGATTCAAACTGGCAACCATGTGCGCCGTCCGTATGGGATGATATGTAATTAAATTCCTCCAGGGCGGAATCAAATTCATTCATAGGACGTATTCTCCCGGTAGGTCAGAAATTCATCCAGTGCTTCGATGAGCTGCTGGCCGAGATTTATTGGCGGTTCGGAGGTTTGGCATTCGGCCAGATATTTTTCGCGGTCGGCTTTTTGGGCCAACAATTCGTCGATTATGTCGGCGATGTCGGCCTGCAACTTGCTGATGGCTTTTTCGTTGGGGCGGTTAACGGAAATATAAGCGTTCGGCGAATATATGCCGCTGTGGTCCCCCAACAGTTTGACGTAAACTGCTATGCGCCACACCGGATAATCTTCCGGGTCTTCCGACCTGTAGTTCTGGTTGAGGTCCACTGATACTGAGGCTGTCAAACTCACCAGTCCGTCGGGCGAAATAAACTCGTTTTTATCGAGTTCTCCGTGTGGGATGCCGAGCCAGTCCAGCACCTGTTCCAGTTGTTGTCCTTCGAGCCTGTCCTGTATGGCCTGCATTTTAGCCAGTTTCGCCGCTTCTTCAGCGGCTTTTTGTTGGGCGGCTTTTTGCGCTTTGCGTAATTCAGCCTGCCATGTCATGGTATTGTCCTTTCACTCGTAATTTGACGGTAAATTTATCGGGGCGATCTTCAGCCCCGCGTATTAACAGGATATTCTGTTGCGGGGCAAAACGGAACTCCAGCAGCTCGGAAAACGTTTCCAGCAATGAGGGGTTGGTATAACGCGGTCGGGTGCCCCCCTGTTTTTTGGTGGCCGATTTCATCCGTTTCACAATGGCGAGTCCGTCCATGACGGTTTCGGTGATAGCGGGAATGGTGTGTTCTAGTTTATGCCAACCGGCATAAGCCGAGTCGTCGGTCAGCACAAAAACGTCGTTTGACACCCAGTACCACACCCTCACTGGTTCGTCGGGCAAGAGAGCGGGTCCGGGTATTCCTGCGCCATTAACTTTGTTCAATTTGTATTTGGTCTCACGAGCCAGTTTCCAACCTGTATCCGGCAGTTCCGGGTGTTTGGGGTCAGTGGTGCGTTGCACCAGTCTGTGGATGTCGATTTCGGCGCAGGTGCAACCGGTTTGTACCGTTAGCGGTTTACAACTGGCGGGTGTGGCTCCCACGATGTCCAGTCGGTTGTTTTGCCGGTCAAATTTCAGGACAGCGCGGTCGGCACTTTTCATTCCCTTTCGCGCTTTTTTGATGGCGTTTATCAGGTCCAGTCTTCGGACTCTGGCAACCAGCGGGGCATTGTCCACGCTCTGTTGTTGTGCTCGTTGTTCGGCTTCGGTTTCGCGTCTGCGGCGCAATTTATCAAGGTCGTTTGTGACCTTCTGGCGCTGTTTGGCAAAAAATTCCAACCAGAAAGCATCTCCTTCACCGTTGGTGCCGGGTTTCGCGCCGATGGCGATGAATAAATCAGAGCTGTATGTGTGCCTCCATGTCCACGTCATACCGGCGGACACCAGCAATTTTTGGAATATGCGCGACTCCATCGGTTGTGGTTGATATCCCGGTTTGATGCGCTCCAGCATTTGTTGGTATTCTTCCTGCTGGTATTGTTGGGTGAGGTCACCTAACAAACGGTCGTATTCGCAGGCGCGCCATGTTCGTTCGCCGTCTCTGGGCAGGACTCTGCGCCAGTAGGCGGGTTCGGGTTTGTTGAATGTTGGTTTAGGGAACATGGTATTATTACCTCCTGAGCAACAGTTGCAGAACGTCGGACATACATGATTGTTCGGTGTCACGTTTGAACACGGAACCGCAATCGCTTTCGATTCCCCATACGGACGATTCATCGATAATCCGGTGGTCGATTGTCAGAACGGCTATACAAACTAGGTGAAAAAGTCTGTCGTTCTTGAAATTCATGAGTCGTTTCATGTCCTGGCGTGCAATTGAACGGGCATACCGGCAAGCATTGGCCCAGGGCTGGTGTTTTTGTGAGAGTTTTTTATGCTTACTGGCGGGCATATCGTCAGTGATTCCGGCTTTGACGCACAACAGTTTGTAGTGGTAGTCACGGATGCTTTTGAAACTATTGCATTCGTTATAGTACCAGTGGTCGTTGTATCGCGGTGTTGGCGGCACACGGATAGCTCCTACAATATCCGGTTTGCCTTTGACGATTTCGCCCAGGTAGTATGTGTCCGGGGAGGGGTCGATTTCCCAGCGGGTTCGGATTTTAACACCTGGTAGAGCCGCCAATAATTCAGGCGGCATTGGTATATCCGGTTCGGTGGGATTTTTGGCGGTTGTTGCAAATAAAAATCCGAGCAAACGAGTGCCCAGTGGATTCCAGTCCACAAAGGCGATGGGGGCTGCGCGTTCCGGGTGACGTATCAGTGTATCGCGCACAGCGTAAAGACGATTCAGCAGGTGTCTGGCATATCCTGGTTCAGACAACACCAGAAATGAGTCTGCCGATTCAATGATTTCACGGGCGCGAAAAATTACGCGCGCCAGTGATCCGGTGTGCATCGGAAAACGTTGTCCTGTTAATGTTCGCAGGTAAAGTATACAGTCCATAATTCAACTCCTTTTGGGCAATTGCCCGGTATGGTGCAGATAGTCGAGTGTCCGCCCTTTCACCCAAAAAACCCAGGTCAACCGGACTTTTGGGTTCGGGTGGGCAATGGATATGGCAAAACGGTTGGTAATCACAATTCCATGCCATTGATCGGGTTCGCTCCAGTTAGACAACATGTGATTTCTCCAGCCTGGTTGTGACAAAACGGTGTTGGTGGCGGCGGTAGATTTTCAGGTTGGTATATCCGATGTCCACCAGTTCGGCAAGCAGTTTGCCGTAGCGGTAAGCGGGTGCGGGTTCTGTCAGTTTCAGGCAATGGTGATAATCGGCTGCGCCGTGTTGTCCGACGTGTTCATAGGACATACACTGGCCCGGATGTACAACGCTGGCGGGTTCAGTCGGGAAAAACGCGATGATTTTGTTTCCGGTTTTCCATTGGCGAAAGATGACCGGCGTTTCCGGTTCATCTGATTTGAGATAACCCAGCACCATCATGGCGGCGCGAATTTCATCGTGGGACATATAATCGGGTGACGTTTCGTAGTTCAGTTCGCCCATTTCGTACAGGACGTGGTAGCTCCAGTTGGGGGGCGGGTTGTCGATAACCTCGTGACCGTATCCTGTCCTGATGTCGTTGGCGGCGATTTCCTGTTCAGTGTTTGAGTAGTGTTCCTCGTCCGCAATCGGGTAATCATCGAGTCGCTGATACCATTCGACCATTCGGAGTCCTGCGCTGGTAAGCTGCCCGTCTTCGGTCAACAACCGGACTCCGAGCGCTTTCAGGTGCCCAAACATTGTGAGGGCTTCCAGTATTTCCCAGTCGGCGGCTGGTTCGTGTATCTTCAGGTCGCCGGAAATGACAGCAAAATTACTGAGAGCAAGTGCCCCTGCTCCGTGTCCGCACAGTTGCACGACTGCCCATGTTTTGCCGTATTTTTCGCCGCCGTCAAATTTAGCGACATATCCGCCGTAGGTGTTCGCCAGCATTTCTTGAGCGATTTTCATTTCATCTTGAAGCATGTTTTTTTTCTCCTCCAGATAGTAACAGGGGCGGGTAACCCAGTCCCGGCCCGGTGCCGGGACTGGTTATGTTTGGCGGGATTATTTAAGCATATCCTGCACCGCTGCCATTAGGCGCAAGGCCCATCCGGGTTTATCGCCAGTGGTTGCGTGTGTGGTGCGAAACAGGACTCCGTCGGTCAACCGGATGAGGGTGTAATAGCGGGTGTTGTATTTCCGGCTGCCAGCACACGTCATGACCAGATACACAGCGTCCCGGTCGGTGGTTCTGACAGTGCCGTCTGAAACGAATTCGCCCTCATACATGTAGCCGTCGTCATGTTCGGGGTTTACCCGGTCGATTCGTTTTACCCATGACGTAAATCGGCTGTCAACCGGACTGCCCGCAACCCTGATGAGTTTTGGCAGCAGGTCGTCAATCGGATATTCCACGGCAATCCCGGCTGCGATTTCCGCTTCCCGCCGGTCGTGGTTTATCGCCCTTTGAGCGCGAGCCTTGGCATCCGCCAGTTGGGGATACCACGTGTCCATGGGTTCCCCGTCGCGGTAGGGTGTCCACGTCTCTTTGCGATACGGTTTTTCCGAGATGACGTGTTCAATGTAGTACCGGTTGTCCGGCTTATACACGAGCCGACCAGCCTTTTCTTCTGTCCATTTATCTTGGTTCATTATTCCCTCCGTTCTAAAGGGCGGTTATTCGCCCGATTTGACTCCCAAACCCGGCATTGTGCCGGGCTGGGAGCTACTGTTTTATGTCGAGATGGGATTAGCAGTGAAATGATGCGAGTCCTATGGCGGCGTTGGCATCGTGTATCCTGTCAAGGGGTTCAAGGTATGAATCCCAACAGATATAGGGCCATGTCAGCAGGGGAAAATCTATATCTGTGCTGAACGGGAAAAATGAACCGGACTCGGCGGCGGCCTGAAAATCGTTCAGAGTCCATTTGAGGGTATTCAGATTAAGAAAGGGGGTTTCCGTGTCAGTTTGCAGGGCGTTGATTGCGGATTGTAGTAGGGCGGTCATGGTGGGGATGTACTGACGCGAAAAATGTGCGGTTGCCTGGCTGGTGTCGGCTGGCGGCTCGATGGCGAGTCGTCGGAATGCGTTGTTAATGGACATGTCCACAAGCGCGGTGTAGGGGTCTTTGCTGGTGCGGATGGACTCCGGTAGGGGGTTGTTTTTGTCTCCGTCGGTCATGAGTCCTGATTTACTGAGCGCTCCAGCGTGGTGATACCAACTGTCGCCGGGCATTCCGTGTAAGTCAGCATAATCATCAAACACCCCTTCAGCGTCGTCTTTCAGTTCGGCGGGTGATTGTGCGTTATGCGAAAATAAAAAAGCGAGCGTGACATATCCCATGCGGTTAGCCTCCGATATCTAGAATAGTGTGGATGACAAAGGCGACGACTCCGGCGGTGGTTGGTTGCCCGCGGTGCTGGACTCTGGCGTACAATGAGACGGTGGCGAGTCGGTCGTCAAGCTCTTGCTGCCAGTGGAGTCCGCCCGATACGGGCAAAGTGTCTTGGGGTTCGTAGGCTTTGCTTACGATGTGCGCCCAGTCCGAGTCATGTTCTGTTATACTGTCCAGATGTTTTTGTAGTTTGGTCATGAACCTTTCCTTCTGTGCCAATTGGCACTATATTCGGCGTGGTAGCCGGTCGTTTTGACTCCCAAACCCGGCATTGTGCCGGGCTAGGTGATGCTTCGTTATGGCTGGCGGTTAGTTGGGATTGGCTGCGGGTTTTGTCGGCATGTCGGCAATCAGTTTATCTACAATCTGGACACAGGCCAAAGCATGCGCCAGTGAGACTCCGCCGGGCAGCACAACGTCCGGCAATGTTGCGGATTTTTCCAGTTCGGCGAGTATATCGGGGATGTCCTCATTCAGCAGTTTTTTCCCGCGTTGCTGGTCGTTCGGGTCTGGAGATGCGGTCAATTGGACTCCCTTGATAGTGCATAATATCGCCCCGATATTGGCAAGTTGGCGCATTTTGTGGTTGTGGGGGTTTATATGGACGGTCGCTCCGCTTGCCGCCGGGGGTAATTCAACCGAAAACACCGAGCGGCGGGTATCGGTGCCCTGGCGCAATGTTTCGCAATTGGGGCAAATTGTGACGGATTCGTCTGTATAACGCTCTCCGCATATCCGGCATGATTTGCGTTTTGATTTCCCGTTGTACTGGCGTTCTCCCAGTACATCCGCCTGGACATAGATAGAGACATTCGAAGCCTGCCCGTTGTCGGTATTGAGGCGGGCATAAGCGGAGTCGTTTTTCCCTCTGCCGCCAATCCTGAGACTCCTGTGCTCGTTTCCTGCGGTCAAAAAAACGTTGACTCGTGTCATGACTATTATCTCCTGTGACTAGTGCAAATATACGATTTGTGATTCCACGTCTTCGCGGCTTTTGGTCATGTAAACGTCAGCGGGGTTCTGCGTGTCTTTGAGTGTGTAATGATGCTGGCGTTCTGTTCCAATGATGGTTATCTCTAGATACCAGTCTGATACTTTGACAGTTTCCCGCTGCCATGTTACGCGGCGATTCTCCCACAATATTTGGTAGGATACTGTCCTGTCCATTTCGTTTAGCACGTGTAGGATGTGCTGGTTTGTGTTTATCATGTGTTTTCCTTCCTGGTTACTACGCCAATGAAACCGTGAGCGCGTCATTATTACCGGCGACAATATAGCAGATTGCCCCGTGTTGCAATTCCCGGCGGGTTATGGTGTGCAACGGGCTCACTACTGTGTAGGGCTCGTCGTCAAAATACCAATTGCGCCAGTCTCTCAATTGTTCCCGCATCTCGGAAATAGTTTCGCAATGGTAAATTTCGTTGGGCATATAGAGTCCACGTTGGCCTATTTGCACAACGATTCGCCGCTGAGTTCGTTTACGCGGGTAAACCTGGTGGTATGGTGTGGTTGCGAGATATGGCGCGTTATAATCGGTGACCCATGTTTCGGTGATTTCGGCATTGCCGACAAGCCGAAAAGCGCCCGTTATGTCGCCGTCTGTGTAATACTCGTTGGCGATTTGCTCTAATTCGCCGATATCGGTCGTGTAGTGGTATTTCGAGGTAAATTCGCTGGCCGTACGTGTTTTTGTGTTCATTTCTGATTTGACTCCTGTATTCAATCGGTCGTTTTTTACCTGCGTCTGATTTCTCGTTTTCTGCCCGTAGCGCGTCATAATCCCGGCGGCAATCGTCAAGCCGGGCCTGCAGTGTTTGTATAGTCTCGCGTGTTTGCTGGTTTAGTTCAGCGCTCCGGCGATTCAGTCGTTTTCGGTAGTCGTTTAGCTTGGCGTATAATCTCGCGTTTTCTGCTTTCAATTCGTGCATCTCGTTGTCATTCATGGTCGATTCCGTGGATTGTGTAGGCGCGTTTGTGGGTGTGCTCGCGTGTGTATGTGCGCGCGCGGTATTTTTAATAGTCTCGGTTGACCCGTCAAAACTGGTGGACATCTGTTCTGATTCGGCCTGTTCTGTTGTGGGTGATTTTGGCCTGGTGCGTATGCGCCTAATTACCCATTGCCCGTAGCGGTATGATTTGTCGGCTTGTATGGTTAGTAGGATAGAGTCAATGTCGGTATTCGGCAATTGGCGCATGTGCTGTAATTCGGCTATACGCCTACGCAACCACGCTACAGACGTATAGCGGTATAGCTCATAATTGCTATGTGACACTGTATAGGTGTAGCGTGTCTTCATCACGGATTTTTCCAGTAAAATCGGGTTGTGGTGTGGAGTTTTTGATGCTGCGAGCAGACCGATTTTATTATGTTTTGATGATAGCTTAGCACGTATTTTGCATTTTTGCAATAGGTTATTCTGATATTTACGTTTAACAATTCTATCTCAACTATTGACAATTCTATTTTTATTTTCAACATTACGGCGGAGATTACAACGACAAACGCAAACAATAGCACGTAAGAACAAGTGCACAATCTAAATGGTATCTAATCAAACGCACAACACGCACAGTGAGATGTAAACAGCGCAACGGATACAAACACACATGCAATCTAGATAAACAGCGTAAAAGGTACGTTAAATGATGTAATGGGTATGGCTAATAGTAGGGGTATTATAACAAACAGGATTACAATAACACATAACATAACAATAAGCATTACAAACACAATCATATAACAACAGATATAACGCTATAACAAGGGACGTTACAATACACAATATAAGACAAAGCGCAACACTGTAACACTGAAGATAATTGTTTATGTTGCAAGTTATGTTGTGTGTAATGTGTGGTGTGTATGTGTAGCGCTATTACGTGAGTATAAGGTTCAAACGCTGAGGCCAGTTCCGGTGGGAGAGTCTTTTGTTCGACAGGTACTTTTCAAAAACATTTTAACGGCAAATTGTGGTATAATCTATCTATTGCAGAGGGTTTCACCCCAAATGGTAACGGCGTAGGTATACAAAACAGGACAAACAATAATTAGAAACCCTCTGCATTTTACAACAGGGGAGGGGGATAATCCAATGCCAAGACTATCACCGGTACAACGAAACCAGATGGTAAGCACAGTCAAAGACCTGTTACGCTCCAATGGTTTAACAGATCGGGCATCGATGTACATTTTTTCAAGGTTATTCCAGAGACGGGTGCCAAGTGCTCAACATCTTACTTACCAGGACTGGTTGATGTTTCGGGAGACTGTATATCCTGATTGGCAGAGCGGGTCATGGGATGTAAGTGAGCGGTTTAAGTTAGCGGTGATGGAATTGTGTTATCATTTTCGTGAGGAGATACTGGGACAGAAGAGGCTGTTATGAATTGTCCAAAATGTTTGAGTTGGCGGGTTGTCAGCAAATCGCACTTCGATGACCGTTTACGCAAAGATATTCCGGTTAACAGGCAGATGCCGGACACGCTGGTTACGGGGTGGAGGGCGATGTGCCTCAACTGTGGTTATCGCTGGAACGTGGCTGCAACAAAGGGGACGTATCCTGTCGAAAACGCCACTACCGATAAGGAGACATAATGTATTGTATGCGTTGCGGGGAATTACTTACTCCGCAGGACAACGGCAGATTCTGGTGTGCTAAGTGTGACCGTTTTTACCTGCCGGAAGAACACGAGTTGTTAAAACCATATCAGCATACGGCTCCTGTCGAAGATGCCACCACTGACCTTGCAGTTTTGGACGATGATGAATTTGAACATATTTTAGCGTTGGAAAGAACGCTGCAACCGTTGCATCGCAAATTTCTTAATGAGTACCTGCGCCATTTTAACCGGTCAAAAGCAGCCAGGTCTGTTGGTTTTGACATCGGCACCGGCTACAGGGTGCTCAATCGACCGGATGTTCGTAAAATTGTGAGTTTTTACCTTGAACGGGACCTGCTCAGCGCCCGTGAAACAATGCGTGAACTGGGGGATATTGCGCAGAATGCAACACTGGAAGAGGCGTTCGATTCTAATGGCGATTTTGATTTTCGGCTTGCCCGTGACAATGGTGTGGCGCGATTTATACAACGTGTTCGTTTTGATGGCAAAACCGGCCAGGTGATCGAAGTGGCAATGCTCGATCGCACTAAAGCTCTGGCGGTGATGGCAAAGGCCCATGGGCTGTACGATCATAGAAAGGAAGCGGATTGGCGTGGAGAACTTAAAAAAGCTGGAATCGACGAAAAAAACGTCCTCACAGCCCTCGTCCAGTTCCTGGTCAACAAGCAGCTTGAACGAAATGCTGGAGAAGCTGGAACCGGAAGTGCGCGGGTCGTTGTCGGAGAAGGCAATTCACAGCCTGTTGAGCGAAGCGGTGGAACAGTCGCGGCAACAGATGGAGGTGATAGAGGCCGAAGGGTTGAAAGATTACCAGCCCTACGGAGCAGCGAAGAGTATCCAACAATGCCAACACGACGAGATTCTGATCTGGGGTCCGGCGGGGACCGGCAAAAGTCTGGCCTGCCTGAAAAAAGTTCACAATCTGATGGTGAGTTATCCGGGGGCGAGAGCGCTGGTAGTGCGCCAGACCAGGACATCCCTTTCTGACACCGGACTGGTCACTTTTGAACGTCATGTGCTTGGCGAGTCTTCACCGATTGTTGGCAACCTGAAACGTATCAATCGCCATTCCTACCATTATCCCAATGGTTCAGAGATTGTGATTGGCGGTCTCGACAAACCATCCAGGATTATGTCGGGTGAATACGACATCATTTATATCATGGAAGCCACTGAAATCTCTATTGAGGCGTGGGAGATGCTGTCTACAAGGTTGCGTAATCAGGTTGTTCCTTACCAGCAACTGCTGGCGGACTGTAATCCTTCCCATCCCAATCACTGGCTGCGCAAAAGATTCCTCGACGGAACGTTGACCGCTTTTGAAAGCAAACACAAAGACAATCCTCTCCTGTACGACCGCGATGGCGAACTAACGGAATTCGGCGAAACCTATATGGGGAAACTGTACAAACTGACCGGGCACCGCAAACAGCGTCTTTTGTACGGGAAATGGGCGCTGGCGGAAGGCGTGGTTTTTGACCAGTTTAATGAATTGATACACCACATCGAACCGTTTACCATTCCGCGCAACTGGCCCCGCTTTTTGAGTATCGACTTCGGCTATCGCAACCCGTTCTGCTGCGGCTGGTGGGCGGTCTCGCCGGAAGATGTTTTGTATCTGTACCGTGAAATTTATATGCGCGGCAGACTGGTGCGCCTGCACGCTGAACAGATTATGGATTTGTCGGCCAAAGAAAAAATCCAGTTCGCGGTCTGTGATCATGATGCCGAAGGACGTGATGTGTTCACCAGTATCACCGGTATTCGCACCGTCGCGGCGCAAAAATCGATCAATGACGGCATCCAGGAGGTGCAATACCGTCTCGACCCGTTTGATGCGCCCACTCCTAAAATATTCTTTTTTAAAGGAGCGCTGGCCGAAACCGACCACGGTCTCGCGGAAAATATGCTGCCAACCTGTACCGTGGAAGAGTTTGGCGCGTATGTCTGGCGGCAAGACCTCGACGGTCGCACCAACAAAGAAGAACCAATCGACGATTTTAACCATGGTATGGATATGATGCGTTATGCAGTTATGCAAATGTATAAAGGACGCAGAGTGCATGTGATGACCTACCCGCAGTTTTTGCAAAAGGTGAAAGGAGTTGTGGCATGAAAGGTTGTGCAAGGTTGTTTAAGTGGCTGCTCTGGATAACGCTGGCCCTGATCGCGCTGGAACTGTTGCTTAAACTTTAACCCATAAATTTAATGGGCGTTTCAGTCCAGGTTCGGTGCGTTCCAACTTGAACCCGATTCGCCAGTAAAACCCGTTGGAAAAGTTGTCTACCGGGCATTTTAATCTGATTGGCGGCGGAATGGAATTGATCAGGCTGCTTCCGATGTTCTGTCCTGTGTGGTGTGGATGAACTGCAATTTCGTAAATTGTGCTCCAACCGTCCAGCCTTTGATGCCAGTTGCAAAAACCAACTGTTCGATGCCCGTAGTTGGCAACATACAACTCGCGCTTTTTGATACCACTCCGAAGTGATGGATATGTCACATACCCAAGTTCATTGTTGTAAAAATGTGCTAACTTTTTTATGGCGATTATGTCTTCCTCAACCGCCCATCTGATGCCAGTCGGACAACCGTTCCAGGCGGCTTGAATGTTGATGCACGACAATTCAAACGCCATATAAGGGGCATCGCGGGAGATGTTCCCATAAACTGATTCCTTTAACTGCGGCCAGAACCTGTTTTTGGACCATCTTGCCGTACCACCCGCCCAAAAAAACTGGTTGCGGGATGTTGCCATTTTCATCGCATAGTTGCCGTCTGCGCTTTTCACATCCATGTATCTGGCCAGCTCCATCTGTTTTTGTGGACTGCCGCCTAAAAGATGTACCGGCCAACCGGCAAAATCCCATAATGGCAGCGAGGTCCCGGCGTACCCTGTCGGAACGCTGTAACCCAACCTGATCTGTTTTCTGCCAATCTCGCGCGGAATTTGGGATATAATGCCCTGAACTTTTGGGATAATTATGATTGCCTCTTTTACAAACGGGGCTGCTTCTGTGCCCCAAGCCAGCACCTGCTCCAACTGGTTCTCGTTTTCTAAATCCAAAACAGTTGCCAGGTCAGGTTCGTGTTGCGCCAGCGCAGATATATATTTGTTTTTGTCCGGGTTACGCCAGTCCTGGTCGATAAAAGATGGTGGATAATATATTGTGTTCGGCATCTGAGCACCATAACTAAAACTATGTCGAAGGGCTATTTCGGCAAATCTGCGATTTCCTGCTGCACAGTAAATCAGGCGCATGGGGTCTAATATGGCAAAAACAGGCTGTGAGATGCCTGTTCCATCTTTTTGTCTCCGCGTTTGTCGTAACGCATGGTGGTGTCTACCGAGGAATGACCGGCCATTCTTGCGACTGTGATAGCGTCGATCTCTTCTAGCATCAACGAAACAAACGTGTGACGAAGATCGTGGGGAGAAAATTGTTGGATTCCGGCTTGTTTTGCGCGATCTTTTGTCATGTTGTAAACGGATTGCGCCGATAACCTGCGCCATTCAATTCGCCCGCCGCGCCTCACAGGTAAAAACAGCGGACCGTTACCGGGCATCGGTTGAAACTCATCGTCACGCGCTTTGGAATGAATGATGGCTTCAGTGCGAAAACTTAACCAGTCCTTAAGCGGTTTTTCAGCGCCGCCAACAAAAGTTTTTCGTTCTTTGTTGCCTTTGCCGTGTTTGATCCGCAACTCGCCGGAACCTTCAGAATAATCTGCCCAGTTTAAGTTCACAAGCTCGTCGCGCCGCAACCCGCAGATGTACATGATGCCGAGCATGGCTGCGTCACGAACACCTTTGTGCTGGTTCTGGTCTGCTTTGCAGGTGTCCATCAGCGCTTTTATTTCACCTATCTCCAGCTTGCGTCCGGCGGGCAACCTCTCGTCACGAACTCCCGTTACGGCGGCGAGCCTGTGATAACTCTCCGAGTTGGACTGGCCGAGTAGCCACGCCTGTTTACAAACGCTGCGCAAAAAAGATAGTTCGCGGTTGATGGTCGCCGGAGCGTATCCCGCTTTTTCAAGCCATGCTCTCACCATGACGGCGTGCTGGTATTCTAACGATCCCCAATCAATTTCTTCCGGGTTGTTATTCCTGCCGCTGGTTAAAATGTCGGACAGTTTGATCAAACTGTCGCGGGCAATCCGCCGCGAGCTGGTTGACAGCGTAGCGAGATATACCAGATAGGCGTTGTCGCTGAGCGATTTTTCTGGCTTTTTAGTTAAATTGCTGGTACTCATAAATGCTCTCCCTCAATTTACGACCGGCTTCAAGGGCCAGTTTCTCCCGTCCTCTGGTTCTGTCCCACTGGCAGAAACGTAAGTATCTGAATAAAATCATATTCGCCTGAATGTCGTTTTCCCAGATAGCATCGATTGCCAGCGCCAACCCGTACTGCCTGACAAACTGCACCGCTTCCTGTATGGTCATTTGATTACCTCTATGTAATACGGCGGGGCTACTGATCCGGTAAAATAACCGGCTATTTTAAGGGCATTGACTATTCCGCTTGTTGGCGAGCCTATAACTCCGCTGGCAATCGAGTTCTGTTTAGCCATTGACTGGTAAAACCGCATAACTCCAAGTGCGTATTCGCGCCCCGAACCAAGCGCCTGTAAACCGTCTTCGGTCTGGTGGACCTGAAAATCATCGTAAATGGTGAAAAGCTGCCCTTTAAACCCAATCAGGAACCTGCCGTTTTCGCTGATGTTTTCGGTCTGGTTTTCGGTGTGAATGTAACCGTGTTTTCTGATGGCCTTGCGCAGTTTGGGCACGAATAACTTGCAGAGATATTCTTCCGCCTCAAAAGTGCCGAATGGCGGCGGTTTAAAATTGTACTGTAAAATCTGAGTCATACGGCCACTGCCGGAAGCACCAACCAGAATCTGCGCGTTTTTGCCGATGAAAAATACCTTTTTGCCTTTTATGGTGCGCGTTTCGTAACCTGCTGTGGTGCAACTGTCTCCGCCCATGTATACTCTGCCGTCTTCTTCCAGGCCAATGATGCAGGTCATTTGATTTTTTTACTCCTCTGTTTTTGCCAGCGAAAACTGCCGTCCGGCTGTTTGACAACACGACCGCGCACAGTTTCACCTGTGACCGGTGATGCAAATGATAGGTTAACGTTGCTGCGTTTTACGTGCAGCTCTTTAAAAACCTTCAACTCCCGCTTGTGATGCACCCTGTATCTGCGTGCGTCTTTCGGCGGGATAACCGTGTTTACCAGTTTTACGTTTGAACAGTTTAACAGGTCCAGAGTGCGTAATGAATACGGCAAAGCCTGTGACAGTAAACTTCCGTATTCGCGGACCAGTTTGTCGATCTTTTTTTGCGAATCGACCATCTCGCCAAAGTTGATTGGCGAATACAAAGTTAAATTTTGTATGTCCCCAACTACGACTCCGTCTTGATCAACGGTCAGGGTTGTGTACATCGGGTTGACCACGACCTGTTTTTTTTGCATCATGGCGTTTTTAATTTTGTATTGTATCCCCGATTTGGATCGCGTGACGTAAAAAAAAGTGCAGGTGTGAAAATCTGCAATTGTGGAACTGGCCTCAATGACAAAATGATCCGATGGCGGCAACAGGCAGTTAAATTGGGTCGCGTACCAGTCTGGCATTTCTGTGGCCTTGTCGATTTCTTCCAGCACGTAATCACCAATGATCAACTCGAAAAGCTCTTCGTCGTCCTCCAGGTACTTCTTGCGCAATAACCAGTCAAAAAACCTTTGTGCCATTTGTCACCGTTCCTTATTTAAAATGATTCGGCCAGAACTGTTTGAGAGACTCCATCGTAAAAAGATACCCGTTTGAACTGCGGCGGTAATGGACATATTCAATCATGGCGCATCTTTCTACTCGCTCGCGCACCGTGTTGGGATGAACTCCCAGAAGTTTCGCAGCTTCGACTGTCGTCAACACCTGCTGTAATGGGTAATTGCTGTACATATCCATGGAATTTCCCTTTTTGTTGATTGGTTTTGAAAATTACCCTTTGCATAAGCTACTTTACCACAAAAATTTGCCGGTTGCAAGCACAGAACCCTCTCCATGCCTGAGAGGGTCCTGTTTCTTTCCGGGGGTGCGAAAAGATAATCGTATTATAACAGAAATCCTCCGGGCGGAGGATGTCTGTCATTCTGGGAGATATATTGCTGCCTTTATTCTAAATTAAATTTGCAATATTAGCAAGACCTGTGTTACAATTTGTTGTATCTCCGGGGGTATTACAGAGGGGGAATATCCCCTATGGTTCGCGCACGTAAACTGGTGCCGTTTACAGACAATGCTGCAACAATCAATCCATCGATTGCTGTTAATATTTTTGATTTGTTTTACGACTCACAGGAAAAAATCTCCCCGTGGTGGTCTCCGAGACGTGATATCAATCTGCGCGAACTGGTGAAAAAAAGTGATCACCTTTCATCTGCGATGGGCAAGGTTACATCTTACGTTGCCAGCACCCCGATTAAAATTAAAGCGAAGGATACCCGCAGCGAACGTTTTGTCCGTAAGGCCGAAGAACTGACTGCGCGGTTGCATACCTTTTCCGGTGACGGTTTTATGCGCGGGTTTTACCACGCTTTTGTTAAATTCCTTAACGATTATTACACCTGTGACAACGGCGCTCATTGCCTGATTATGGGACCGGGATCTGCCAATAAACCTGTTACCGAGGCATGGGGCATTTATCCTCTCGATAGCAATCGTTGTACGCGCACCGGCAATTGGGAATACCCTGTCGTTTACCGCCATCTCGACAATAAAAAATACAAATTGCATTACACTAAAGTGATCACGATGGAACGGTTAGCGTCAACCCAGGCCGAAATGTTTAACGTCGGGTTTTCTTCTGTTTCAAGTATTGTTGAAACCATCCTCACCCTGACCGGCATGGAGCACTACCAGCAAGAGCGCGTCGGCAGCAGGTCCCCGAATATTATCGCCCAGTCCTCATTGCCCGCCGAAAAAATCTTTGAGGCGTTTTATCAGGCTGAGCAGATGGCAATGGCGAAAGGGTTTAAACATTACAATAAAATGGTGGTGATCGGCGAGGTCAACAAAGATGAAAGAGTGGAATTTAAACACGTCAATGACGGTGCCGACCAGTTTGACTACCGCATGAAAATAGTGCTGTCGATGTTTACGATGTCTCTGGCCTTTGGCGTGGGCGCACGATTGTTGTGGCCTAATTCGGATGTCGGCGCAACAAAAGCTGATGCCATGATCCAGAATTTACAAACCCGCCACAGCAGCCCCGGACAGATTCTATCTGAATTCACAAACCAGTTGACGTTAAGATATTGCCCCAAAGGATATGAGGCAGCGGCTGATTACCAGGACGATGAACAGCGCCTGCTTAACGGGCGTATTTCGGACCTGCACAGCCGCGCCAGAGAACGTGACGGCAAATCAGGTACGTTTTCGATGCGTACCATGCGCCAGCAGGCGCTTAAGGATGGTTCGATTACGGCTGAACAGTTTGAGTTTGATGAGCTGGAGGACGGGCGTTTGCCGGATGGCAGCGAGGTGTTGAACCTGTTCGTGCTTGACAACCCCGCCATGCGAGAACTGTTGAACGTTGACGTTGACAACCCGCTGCTCGTTGATGAAAATGACGCTGAGACCGTGTTGAAGGCAATTGAACGGCAGATTGTTGTCTGCCGTGAGTTGATCGCCAACGCCCGGAAACGCGAAAAAGAACGCGCTATTTTTGCAAAACACGCCCTGATCGAATTAAAAAAGTTGTACGCTCCCGAAACGATTGTTGAGGAAGACCCTGACGAAGAATTACCGGAAGAAAATGAGGAAAATGATGAGGAAAACAGCGAAACAGATACTGATTGATTTGTTGCCCGGTCTTGGAATAGGTCCTGGCTACCAGGTCGTCAAAAGCGCCGACAGCCTGTTGTTGCTGAAAGCGAAAGATCGTCATTTTTTGTTCGGGTTGCCTTCAAACAATGCCTGGGACGGGTGGAGCGTTATCACCGAAAGGGCGCATCACAGATATATAAATTTTTTGAATGAACACCCGAACGCCGCCCCGTTTTTGAATATATGGCATGTGCCAGGATCACAGTTCGGAAAAAAGGCTGACTGGTGGGATTTTACAACGGGTGGCTTTTTGGCCCTGTTGTGGGAAATTGAAAAAGGTGATATGCCGGTAGTGGATTTCATTAGGAATACTTTTTCTCCCGGAATGTCGGTTGAGGGAATTGCCATGTATTCCAACTGGGGTGAAATTTCACATTACTGGTTAAATTTTGTTGCTGTGCTCGCACAAAGCGCCGCCCAAAATAAATGGGCGAACTTTGTTATTTTTGAGGAGAGGTCTATGGCCTTATCAGATGAAGGACGCTCCAGTCTTGCTGAAAAATTTGACGAAACCGTTGTTGCCGCTATCGAAGAACAGGTCGCCAGATCCGAAGAAGATATGGAAAGAGACGCACCGCTTCGGATGGATGCCCCAACCGAGGACAAAACTTCTGACGAAGATTCAACCGGAGAAGATAAGCCGGAGAACGAAAACTCGTCGGAAGAAATACAGGAAGAACCGCAAACAGAGGTTGTTTATACAACCCCTGACGAGGTTGCCAGCGCCCTGGCAACATTTGGCGTTGAATTAACGCGTCAAATCAGCGAAGAGCTGACACGTCAATTGACGGAGCAGCTTGAAAAACAACTGCAGGCCGGTCTTGCAAAGGTCGAAGAACGCCTGGCTAAAATGCAGGAGCAGGAAGAAAGCAGGCCGAACATTGCAGCCCTTGCTATGCAAAACATGACTCCGTTTGATCGTACTGATGGTGATGACAGCGCTAAAATCGATGGACGCAGCGCACTCGCCAAAAGTTCGCCTGAAATAACTGAAGCCGTCGATAAAGGATATGGCGGCATTGGACTTCATTCGTTAGGGAAAAAGGCCGATAAAGCCGAGGAAGAGGAGTAGTTATGTATATCGAACAGGTACAACAAAGGAAACACGCGGAACTAATCCGCAGCAAATGGCAGAACCGGCCAGGAGCGACTGCTCCTCTGGTGAAAGCGGCTCTTGGGACATCGGATGCCAGCACACGATTGCGTACATTGTTTGGTGATTGCACCGAACCGGACATCCTGAGTATCATTCAACATGATATTTATGGAATTATGAACGTGATCCCGGCCATACCATCTACCCAAACTGCCTACACATTTGGGTATATCGTCGGTTTTGGCATCAACCAGGAAGATGCCGATGAACCGGACACCCCCTGTGATGATGGTCCAAGCGGTGTGTGGTCTGAATGTGAATACACATTCACCGGGTTTGGACGCATCCAGCGTGATAGCGTCACCATCGAGTTGACCGAGGCCATGATGCGTGCCGATGCCTGTGACGATGATTTTTTCCTGTTGAATTCGTTGCAGCCGGAGGTTTTTAATCCGGGCGGCGAGTTTTCCGATAAACTGACATCGGTGTTAAACGTAGTTGCTGAGAGCGAAACCTCAATGATCGGTTTGCTTTTGCAGCAGCAGGCTATGGACAACCTCTGGAATGGAAACCCGGCCAACAACAACGGCACCGGTTATCTGGAAGAGCCCGGCTTCGACATGCTGATCGACGAGGGACTGGTGCAGGATTGCCCTGATCTTGACAGTTACCTGTACGACATGGACCATCTCTGTGTATCAGACCCCGCGGTCTGGGACCAGGTGAAGGCCATGGAGCGCGAACTGTGGGTGCGCGGCAAACGTTCGCGCCTGATGCCCGGCACTGTTCTGTGTATGCGTGAAGAGCTGTTCTGGGAATGGACCGAGTACCTGCCCTGCCAGATGGCGGTCGAGGGTTGCCGTGTGACTGATGGTGATGGTGAACACATCATTCTTGATGCCCGCAATGAAATTGCCGTCCGGCAACAGATGCGGGACAGCCAGACCCTGATAGTTAACGGTCGCGCTTACCCGGTGATGCTCGACGACGGCATTGCCGAGGGCGTTGGTACAACGTGCGCCAATTCCAGCACGATTTATATGTTAAACTTGACCATCCTGAACGGGTTCCCGACAACCTATGTCCACCACAAGGACTACCGTAAACTGACGGTCCCGCTTGGAGCACGCGAAGCAGAAATGCGTCCCTGGATCCCTTGCTGGTCTAATGAGGGGCAGCTTCTCTGGCGGCAGCAATTTGACCGCAGTTGTATCAAGTTTGATGGTACGGTCGAGTTCCGGCCTATCATACGGTGCCCGCAATTGTGCGGCAAGATCACGAACGTTGAATACGACGCTTAATTGAGGAGAAGGTTATGCCGAATGTCAGTGTGAAAGTTATGGGTGATGAAGGTCGCCTTGTAATGGTGCGCGGTCGCTCTACTCGCACATTCTATGGGCACTTCAGAACCGGTTCGATTGTGTCGGTTGATTCGCGTGATGTTGACGGCAAACTGTTGGTCGAGGCCAAAACCGATAACGGCAAACACCGCGGACGGCCTAAAAAGGTGAAAACCGTACCGGAAGAAACCGATGAAGCGGCATCGTCCTAGCGGTTGAGGGAAAAAGCGGAAAAGAAGTCCGCCGCGACGTGTCACGCCGCATGATGCCAAAAAAATCCTGGCAGAATTTCGACCTGTTGACAGACATGGAGAAGTTTTACCGGGATTACATAGTGTACGCGGTCTCAAGACCAAACAATTTTACGGGCACTTTAAAGCCGGGATGTTCATCTCGGTTTATGAAACTGATGCCCTGTCTGATGAAAGGCTTGTAATACCGTGAGTATATGGATTTTTGTCCAGCTTGCATTGGCAGCATCTTTACTTACAATGCTGCTGGTTGAGGAACGTGGACCGTTTAAGGTTTTCCGGCGATTTAGATTACGACTCGGAATTCGTTATCACGGATTGTCGGAAAACCCCTCCGATCTTTTAGGACAGGCAGACCTTGAAAACAACGATGCTTACGCACTTGGCGAACTGGGCGAGTTGTTTTTGTGCTCGCGCTGTACCGGGTTGTGGGTCTCGTTTATTCTGTTTGTCCTTGTCGAAATATCAGTTGTCCCGTTTTGGATAATTACCATGCTCGCAGGCGCTAAACTGGTTATCTTGATAGAGGCGTATTCGTGAGAAGTGATACAGCTTTAACCCTGGCCGAGTTTGGCCGATGGCTCGGAGCCAATCCATGGCAACTGGCTCAGATAGATTACGGCGAACAAAAAATTGCCGGTGCCAGTTGTGATGGTGATTGCACGTATCAATACATGTGGCAGGACGGCGTTAATTCGCGTGAAACACTCATTGATGCTATCAGAGCTGCCGAGTTTTTGTTTCGCTTCTGGACTAGCAGATACCCCTGCCCTACCGCAATCGTCGATGACGAAATTGATTTCCCATTTCCAGAACGCGGGTTTTACGATGCCGAGGGAAAACTTAAAGTCTTCCGCCCACACTGGCATAATGTGATTGAATTTGGCACAGTCTCTCTTACGCAAATCGCCGACGACGAACCCCTGGACCGCGATGCGCCAGATCCCCCTGCCGATGTGTTTTATATCACAGGATTAGCCATACCTGACGATACCGAAGCCGATGATGTTATCGTCGCGCTCACCCCGGCTGATGGCGGTTATACTGACGGGGCTGAGCCTGAATTACAATACCAGATACGCCCCTTAACGGTGACAATTGACAGTTCGGGCGGCGCTGGAAACTGGACCGCAGATATTGAGGGGGATGCCTATCTTTTTGTATTGCCATCATTATATGAAGCGGTAGAACCCGTGTGCCAGGAACATTTGCTCGCCACTTATGTCGAAGAGGTGGATGTATGGGTTAAATCGGTTGACACAACCGACCACGGGCATTACGTTCTCAATCAGACCGATTGCGGAGACGACCTCTGCACCGAAAGCACACAAACTTTTTGTATCGAAAGAAAGGCCATCGGCATGTATGCCGGACGACCGGCTGATTACGATGGTGGATGGTCAAGGGTCTGTCTGCAATTTGTGCCGCAGTTCATAAACCTGAACTATGTGGCCGGTGAGCCAATGTCTTACGGCGGCTTTTTGGACAAATTTGTGGTGCAGATATTGTCATTGATTACTGTTGGAATCATGGCGGTTGACTGGGAATTGTGTTGTAATGCCTGTTTCACTGAAAAGTTTATGTTTTACAACCGCGCTCAGAAAGAAATTGTGACCGGCATGACCCATGCCAGCACCTCAATTCGTGGCGCTGAACAGTATCAGCTTTTAAAATCGGCCCCATTTTTAGATCAATGGGGATACGACCCGACTCGCGGTTTGATCAAGGCTTACTTTGATCTTAAACAGTCGGGATGGATAAGTCCTTCCGGTGTTAGTGTGTGAGGTAATTATGGATAACGACAGTAAATCTTCCGATAAGGGAAAAAAGGAAACTGAGTCGCCAATTGAGGCAAAAGCGAAAAGTGTTCCTTCTTTGCGCAGACGTTCCAGCACCTCCAAATTGGAGGCGGCAGTGAACAGGCATCTGCCAAAGGCCAGTGATTTTTTTACAGAATTTGCTCGTCGAGGGATCACCGACGAAGAATTCCACGCACAACTGTTGCGTCGTGCAGCAAATCTGGTTTTCGTTCGTTTTCTGACCGCAGTAGTTAAAGATATGGCGGAGGAGTAAAATGCCAAGTGAAAAGATAGACCCAAGACTAAAAAGCAGGCCGGAAAGTATGTCCGGTCCTGAAGCAGTGGATACGCATTATCCACTGTTTATCGAAGAAGAGTATCCAATGCTGGTTCAGCTGGACGGGCACTCTCTTGTACAGACCAACGTACAAGAAACCTCTCCGCCTGAAATCCCATTGCCTATTGTGCTTGACGGCAAAATCATTATGTCGTCGGTTATCAGCACAAAAAGGTATATCGCACGCACAGATTACGACATTGGAATGCCTGCGTGGGATTACAGTGTTCTAGAGGAGTTTGTCGAAACGGGGCAGATTTACCCTATCCTGCGCATTCGTAATGAATGTGATCCGTGTGATAAATCTGCTTATGCTTACACACCGACAACGCCTTTTTCCGATGTGAAAACCTCAGACAATCTGACGGCTGGCGGTATTGACACGGCTGAAAATATCATCGGTAAAACCACCAGTTTTTCCGTGGCCGTGGTTGAACGTATTATGGGACTGCGTTTTTCGCTGGCCCGCGATGATATTTTGCAACCACTACACGCCGTTGTGTGGATTGAAGGAGATCATTGCCATGATCTCGACTTTTGCCCAGACGATATTGCAGTTGGCGGTGAAAGCAGCCTGCTGGACTATTACGCTACGACAACGACCAAGTGGGATACCGACACAGCAATAGCCGGTCTAACACCTGCCATGATTGTTACCGATCTGAAACTCTATAAGGGCATCCTGGTCGGCACTTATGCCGATGATCTTGATCCGGCGGTTGCCCTGACCGGCGGTATTTTTTACGTTCAGGATGGAGTTCTAACCATATCCACTTCCGGTGGATTGGCGATTGGCGCTGCCATGTATGGCGTGGACTACATCGACAATCAGTGGGTTGCGGTTGGTCAGAATGCCGCAATCCATAGCACAACCACAGATGCCCTGGCTGATTGGACCGCAATCGTGACAACAGTCACGGCCACTCACCTGATGTGTATCGCAGGTGACATCTGGAATGATGTGTTTTACGTCGGGGACAGCGTTGGTGGAGCGTTTACTATCAGCCGGTCGGTTGTGGCTGATATTACGGCGCTGGTTGACGCAGGTGGACTCCTGGCATCGGTTTTAAGTGTGGCTGTCGTTGACGACGACTTTGTGCTTTATGGTGGTGACAGTGGTTATGTGATGGAGAACACTGCGGCGAGCGCTGGTGGTGTTTACACCGTCTATAATCTGGGCGCAAACGACGTTAATGCCATTGCGGGTTCCAGATGGCGGCAGCTTTTTGGACATGGTGACGAAATCATTGAACGATCGTTATTGACGGTTGAACATGGCCGACTCACTTTTGACACCGTTGATTTTCTCGGTGGACAGGCTCCTTCTGGGAACATTATGGATATGGATTTTGTCAGGCGTTACAACGGCGCAAACTTTTTTGTGGCCGTGACCGACGGAAATGAACTGATCTTCATATCCATTTGTTTGTCGAAGTGCTGATTTGCGATTGTAAGCTAAAACGTAGTATAATATAGAGGCTCAGTATTGAGCCTCTATTACTTTCCGGGAGGAAGCATGACAGATAAAAAACCATCGTCACGTAAAGAAGCTCTGCAGGAAATGTCTTTTACCGAAGAACTTGTGCTCGATGACGGCAAAACAAGAGTTGTGGCGCATTACGATCAATTAGCGGCAAAACGTGCTTTTGAATTGTCACGGGAATTACGTTTTGCTCGCGGTATAAAGGAAGCTGGAGACATCTCCATTTACACTCCTGATTTTGAGCGCCTTATGAGTGATTTTGGCCTGGATATGAAAGACCGGGGCGAACGCCAGCTGGCCGAGGAGCTGCTGGAAGATTTTGCCGGACATCATCGGAACTTGGGTCGTGTTGCGTTTACTGAAGCTATGATGGTTGCCGTGTTGCAGGACCTCTTTTTTGTGCAGAGGGTTGGGAAACAGGATGTTGTTAAACTGAAAAAAGGGGTTAAGGCCAAGGTGTCTGAAACGTATTTTGAAAATCCCCCTGCCCTGCCGAGAATTCCTGCACCGCCGCGCCGGTTAAAAAACAGCGTCGCCGAACAGATGGTCGCGCTTATGACGGTTGTGCTGACAGATAACCCGGAGTTCCAGAAGAACATCAACGATCTAGTATTGTCAATGCGTCATATGATCGATGCTATTGACGAACAGTTTGACGAAGATGATGTGGAGGATTTGTCGGCTGTGCCCGATACCAATTTTCAACCTGAGTCAGTGGACTGATTATTGGGTTTATCTGTTTGATGTCAGGGC